ACATCAACTCCGGCCTCTGGAAGTGTCAGTCGGCAAGCTGCGGCGAGGCGGGCGACGCCATCGACCTTTACTACTGGGCCAAAGGCTGCAAAACAAAGGGCGAAGCCGTCCGCCAACTGGCCCTCGAACTCGGCCTCCTCCGACCCATTGCCGATAAGGAAGTAGAGGGATATCATCACCGTCTCCTCACCAGCCCCGCCCTCCTGCAGCGCGCCCAGGAGATGTTTCGCCTGCAACCCGAGACTCTGACGCGGTTCAAGATCGGCTATGTCTCACGGGGCGAGAACGAGCCGGGCCGCTTTACCATTCCGATCTGGGGTGAGAGCGAGGCGTGGGAGGATATCCGCCTCTATAACCGCCAGGCCGACCGGAAGATGATCCACTGGGCGACGGGACACGGCGCCTGCCGCATCTTTCCCCTCCCGACCCTCCAGAAGGAGCCGCTGGTCTTCTTCATGGCGGGCGAGAAGGACACGATGCGGGCGCACCAGAATGGCCTGCCGGCGGTCACGGTGACGGCTGCGGAAGGCGTTCTGCCCGACGATTTTGCCCGACTCTTTCGCGGCAAAACGGTTTACGTCTGCTTCGACGTGGATGAGGCCGGAAGGAAAGCCTCCCGCAAGGTAGCCCAACGCCTTGCCACCGTCTGCAAGGCGGTCTCGATCATCCACCTCCCCTCGGAGGGCCTGCCGGCGAACGGTGACTACACCGACTGGTGTGATGCCGGCCATACGAAAGAGGAATGGGACACCCTCGTGGCCGAGGCCGAGAAGGTCGAGCCGCGGGCGGGCACGTTCTATGAGGGAGAGGAAGCGGGCGAGCCGCGCGAGATCACCTTCCGCGACCTGCAGGCCAACGACCTTTACGGCGTACCGATCCGCTTTCTCGCGCACGCAATGGGAAAATCCCACGGTCTGGCTTCCTATCAGGTCCCGACCGAGGTCCTGATCGATTGCCCTCGCAGTCAAGGGAAGCTCTGTAACAAATGCGAGTTGTACCGGATGGACGCGGCCGAGAAACCGTGGACGATTCCGATCTCCTATCGCAACGAGAAGGCCCTGCAGATGTTTCGCGTCTCGGAGGAGCAGCAGGACCAATCCATCCGTAAGATTCTGGGGATCAATCGCCGCTGTGACGTCGTGCAGATTGCCAGCGTCAAACGACAGAATATCCAGCACCTTCTCCTCTCCCCCGCTGTCGAGCTGGCCCAGATGCGCGAGGACTACAACGGCCTCGTGACCGCCTACTACCATGGGGAACCGATCACCGACAATCGCGACTACTGGTTCTCGGGCCACCTGCAGGCCGACCCCAAGAGCCAATCCGCCGTCCTGAACCTCTACGGCGCCGAGCCGGCCCGCAGCGCCATCGAAAACTTTGTCGTCAACGAGGCCGTCTATGAGGCCATCGAATGGTTTCAGCCTCGGAACGGCGAGACCATCGCCGACCACTTCCAGAGCCTGCACCGGGTCATCGAAGAGGACACCGGCATCTGGGGGCAGTACGGGATCCAGCAGGCGGTGCTGGAGTGCATCTACTCGGTGCTGGAGTTCTCCTGCGGCAACCATACGATTGAAAACGGCTGGGTCGAGGTGCTCGTCATCGGGGACACCGGTACCGGTAAGTCAACGACCGCAAAAAGAATCATGCAGATGGTCAACGTGGGCGAGTTGATCTCGGGTGAGACCGTCTCAGCTGCGGGCCTGGTGGGCGGCATCGAATTCATTGACCGCATCCCCGTCACCAAATGGGGCGCGTTGCCGCGGAACCACGGGGGTTTCGTCGTGCTGGACGAGATCGATGCCCTGCAGACCAAGAACAAAGACATCATCTCGCAGTTGACCGCGCTGCGCAGCTCGGGAATGGCCGAGATCACCAAGATCCACAACGCCAAGACCCCTACCAAGGTTCGCCTCCTCTGGCTCACCAACCCGCAGGAAGGTCGGGCCATCGCCACTTATAACGGGGCCTGCCGCGCCATTGAGGCCGTGATCAACAGCCGTCAGGACGTGGCCCGCTTCTGTAAGGTCTACGCCGTCGCCAGTGACAGCGTAGACGTCGCGACAATTACCCAACCGCGTCCCCGGCTGCAGCGAGACGGCGTAAGGCGACACTTTAACAGCCTGGCCATCCTCACCTGGTCGTTGGCTCCGAACCAGGTGGAGTTCACCGAGGATGCGCAGCTTTTGCTCCGGCGGAAGACGGAGGAGTTGACGAGTAAGTACAGCGAGGTGATTCCTTTGCTGGAAAAAGGCCGCGCCTTTGACAAGTTAGCTAAGCTTTCGGTGCCTGTAGCGGCCCTAAGTGGGGCCTTTCGGACGAATGAAGAGAAGGTTGTCTTAGTTGTCGACACCCCGCACGTCGCTTACGCGGTTGCGCATCTGGAAGAAACCTACGACTCGAAAGACATGGGCTACGCGGCCTTCTCCGCCATCGAGAAGGAGCGGAGCTTCATCGCCGACGAGACCGCCGTCCTGCAGGCGCTGGGCCAGATCGTCAGCGTTCCCCGGCGGGCGCTCGTCCGTCAACTGCTGACGCAATCGGTGCTGACCCGCACGATGCTGGAGGAGTTGGTGGGAGAACGGTTCGCCGCGCAGACGCTCTGGTCGGTCCTGCTCGCCAACAACTGCATCGCCCATTCCAAAGGTCTGGAGGCGGCAGCGAAAACAGCGCCGTTCTGTACCATGCTGGAGAAGATGCTGGCAGAAGATCGGCAGCAGGCCGCAGAGCCAAGGAAGAGAGCACCGATTCGTGATTAAGACATAAGGGAGAACTATGACAGAAGAATGGATTGGAGATGACGTTAATGTGCATGCCACAATCTCATTGAGCGATTACCTATGTGTCGAGTTAATTACGGATGACACACATGGTTTACGTTTGTGTCTAACCGATGGTGGATACGTTCTTGAGGGGTCGAATGTTTGGCTTGAACGATCAAAGGTTGAAGAACTAACTGTTGCTTTATGGAAGTGGTTAAAGACACATCCGAATTCGAAAGAACACTAATGATTCTTAAACAGGACCGCTACTATATCAACCTAGCCTTCGAGATCGCCAAAGGCTCCAAGTGCCTTCGGGCTCAGTATGGTTCAGTCATCGTCCATCCAGAAGGGCATATCATCGCCACGGGCTACAACGGGAAGCCCGCCGGTTCCCAGAACGACCACATTTGCTACCGGGTCGGTCTACCGCCCAATGCGCCGAAGGAAAATTGTTGCCTTCATTCCGAAAGCAACGCCATCATGTTCGCCGGCCGTGAACGCTGCAAAGGCGCCACCCTCTACGTCAGCGGCGTTCCCTGCAACGACTGCGGACTCGATGTTATGCAGGCCAAGTTAGCCCGGATTGTCTACTGGGTCGGGCCAACCGCTCACGGACATCGCGGCTGCTGCGACGACGCTTATTGGGACAAGTACGGATGCGATGTCGAGCGCGTCCCCTACACCCATGAGGCGTGGGAAGAGTTGTACGGTGGCTGATGAGACCGACGTTCGAAAGTATCTACCAATGATACTCTGGCACCTGAAGCGATACCATCCTCCGGCAGAGCATGAAGACATGAAGCAAGAAGCGTTTCTCGCAGCTTTGGAAGAGTTAGCAAACGAGGGACCGGAACAGGACCTCAGAGTCAGACGGGCCATCAGTCGTCGGCTCAGGCAATTGTCGCGCTCGCGGAAAAACATCGGTGCTCATGAGGCCCACCTTGTCGATGAAGAGGGTAATCCCCTTGTGGATGAAACAGTGGGCGAGGAAGACAACTGTCAATTCGTTATCGGCGACTGCTGGGTCGAATGGATGTTGGGAAGACTGCGAGGGCGCCAGAAGGAGTGCGCGTCTCTGTATTTTTGCGAGGGCCTCACGCAAGTAGAGATAAGCAAACGATTGGGAATGCGGCAGCAATATGTCAGCCAGGCGATTCTCGGCGCAATAAAGAATCTTCGTAAGCTATGTCAATAGAAAGAATACCCTACGCGGCGCTACATTCCCACAGTATGTATAGTCGCTTGGACGGTGCCGGCGACACGGATCAGATCGCTGACCGTTTGGTTGAACTGGGCCAGCAGCACAGCGCTCTTACTGACCACGGTACCTTGTTTGGAATCTGGCCCTTCTTCCAATCCCTGAAAGCGCGTGGCCTCCAGCCTATCGCCGGGTGCGAGTTCTACCATCGTGAGAACATGCATCAGCGCGGCAAGGAGAAAGGGACCAAGCAGCAGCGCGGTGCCGCCTCCGTCGAGATTGCCCACCTGACCGTTCTCGCCCAGAATCAGATGGGCTATCAGAATCTCTTAAAGTTGTATCAGAAGTCTTTCACTCAAGGATTCTACTATAAGCCCTCCCTCGACTGGAAGGCGGTCGTCGAACACCAGGAAGGGCTGATTGTTCTCTCCGGCTGCGTAGGCGGTATGGTGTCCCGGCTCATCAACAAGGATCAGGCCGACCTTGCCTTCCAATGGTGCGACTATCTGCGGAACCATATCGAGAACTGGTTTATTGAAATCGTCCCCTGTCCCGGCCTCCCGATCTCTTATGCCGCTTGCCGCACTCTCTGGAAGATCGCCGAAGAACTGAAACTGCCGACCGTGCTGACGGACGACGCCCACTTTCCGCGCCCGGAAGACCACGAATGCGAAGACGCCATGCTTTGCATATCGATGGGGAACAAGAAGAAGGACGAGCAGCGGAAGCTTCGCATCCCCGCCTATCATTATCGCTGCAGCGGGGAGGAGATTCTTCAACGCGCGAGGGAGGTCCTTCCTTCTGTTCCTGAAGCCGATTTGATCGCCGCGGCCCGGCGGTCGGTCGAGATCGCGGAATCGTGCGACGTTGAACTTCCCCGAGGGCGCGGTCCACTCTTTCAGGTGCCAGAGGGCTTGACGGCCTTCGATCTATTGAAACAATGGGTCGAGGAAGGGAAAGCCTATCGTCGCAGTCTGGGACTGTTACCTCCGCTCGCCAGCGATGAATGGCGAGAATATGAAGAAAGGACCGAGTACGAACTTGACATCATCCGCCACCATGCTTTTTCGAACTACTTTTTGCTCGTAGCTGATATCGTGCGCTGGGCCAATAAGAACAAGTACTGGTGTATTGCTCGGGGCTCTTGTGGTGGCAGTTTACTCTGCTGGTATCTCTCCATCACGCAGATAAATCCGATCCAGTTCAAGCTGCCGGTCGAACGGTTCATCGACAAGAGCCGCTCCGACATGCCGGATATCGACCTGGACTTTGATGCTCGCTATCGGGACGAGTGCTTCGCCTACCTGGAGAAGAAGTACGGGAAGGAGCACTGCGCCCAGATTGCCTCCCTCTCCACCTTCCGCGCCCGCCAGAGCATCAAGGATGTCTGCGAGGTCTATGACATCCCTGAATGGGTCGGGCAGGCGATGGTCCGGCTGCTTCCGGAGTTAGACAACGAAGGGGGTATCAAGAACAAGGGCCAGCTCGCCGCACTTTTTCAGCAAAGTGAGGGGGCTCAGCGTTTGCTGAAAGATTGGCCGGCGCTGAAAATAGCCGCCGATCTGGAGGGGCAGATACGGTCCCAGTCGCTCCACGCTGCGGGCTTCGTGGTGGATCAGGAACCGCTGGAGACCATCGTCGGCGTCGAGGCCATCCCCAACAAGGCGCGGGTCATCGCCTGCGATATGAACTTCGCCGCGCAGCAGGGCTTCCTGAAGATCGACGCCCTCTCGGTGGAGATGATGTCGGGTGTCGCCGAGATCCTCGACACGCTGGGTCATGACTTCGACTGGCTCTACCGGCTGCCGCTCGACGACGTGCCCACCTACGAGATGCTATCGAAGGGCCGGAACATGGGTGTCTTCCAGTTGAAGGGTCACTCCACCGGCAAGCTCCTGCTGCAGCTGCAGCCGAGCCATATCAACGACCTGGTGGCCCTCGCCGCCCTCGGGAGGCCCGGCCCCTTGCAGTCGGGCGGCGCGGCGGAGTACATCGAACGCAAACACGGCCGCATGGCGATGCCGCGGTATCATCCGAAGGTGATGGAGGTGCTCGGCGAAACGTACGGGGTCATCCTCTATCAGGAGCAGGTCATGGGCCTGATGCGGGTCGCCGGCTTCGACTGGCCCGACGTTCATAAGGTGCGCAAGCTGGTTAGCAAATCGGGCGGCACCGCCGCACTGGAAAAGTATCATCCGCTTTACCTGAAAGGGATGAAAGCGGCGGGCGTGCCTCCCAAGGAAGCCGACCACCTCTGGATCCAGTGCCAGAAAGCCGGAAATTACATCTTTAATAAAGCGCATGGGGCGATGTATGCTCTCCACGCCTATTGGACGGCTTACCTCAAATGTCACCATCCCGCCACGTTCGCCTGCATCATGGCCAATCACGAGAAGAAGGAAGCATTCCAGCGGCAGATTCTTCGCGAGTTCCGGCAGCAGGGCGGCAGACTCATTCTCCTGGACCCGAACCTGAGTGAGCGGCAGTTCTCATCGCCTGAGCCCAATACCATCCTTGGCGGCTTCCAAACGATCAAAGGCATTGGCCCCAATCATGCGGAGAAGATGATCGCAAAACGGCCCTACCGGGATTGGACGCACTTCCTGCTGAACTGTCCTTCCTCCCTGGCCTACGATCTGCAGGCGGTCGGCGCGCACACGGGAGACCTTGACCTCGACTGCGCTCTGGTCATCGCCCCTTGGTTCGTCAATGTCCACTATCTGCCCATCGAGCGAACCGCCGCCGCCCAGAAAAAAGCGATGACGATCCGAAACATTCACGCGCAGATGGAGGAAGGCGGGGGACAGCGGGCCGTGCGTATTGTTGGGCGGATCACGGACGTCCAACTGTCGACGACCAAGAAGCAAGGGAAGCCGGGCGTCACGAGCGGGACGAACGAGCGGCTCCTGATCACGATCACGGACGAGACCGGCTCCGTTGACGTCTGGTTCTCGGGGTGGAAGTGGGCCGAGATCAAGCGGGGCCGCGATCCCTTGCGCGGCCCAACCGACGGCATTGGCAACAGCGTCTACGCCGTTGCGGTGATTTCGGATGACGGGACCCGATTGTTCGGCGAAGACATCGTTTGTTTCCGAGAGAGCAAGGGGGTGGTCCATGCCCGCACCCGCGCTGCCCTGAAAGCCGAGCAGCAGAAGCAGCGCGCCGAGCAGCAGAGCAAACGGGACCTGTTCGACCTGGAGGAGAACCCGCAGCACCCGATAACCGTTCGCTCGCGGGCCTATCCCGGCGGCGCACTGACCCGGCTCGAAGAGCAACTGCGAAGTATCGAGTAGGAGGAGAAATCGTTGATATTACTGATCGAAGGGCTCAACATGACGGGTAAGTCCACCCTTGCCGCCGCCATCGGCGAGGCGTTGGACCTGCCTATCCTGAAGTTCAACGTCCCGCCGCCCGACGCCTATCGGCACTTCCGCGACGGGCTGCTTGAACAGTATCGCCGCAGTCGCCACTTCATCATCGACCGGGCGCACCTTTCCAATTATGCCTATAACGGGTGTCTCGGCGGCGGGGTGCTCTCGGATCGAGAGTTGGGGAAGTTCGACCACTTTATGAGTGTGATGGAGTGCCGTCTGTTTCTGATGGGAGATGCGGTGGAAGCAGTCGAAGCGCGGATGCGGCGACGGGTCGATAAGGGAGATGGCGCCGAAACCATGACCGCAGATAAAATAGCCGCCGTGCAGGTTCGGTTCCTTGACGTTTACACCATGTCTCGGATAGACATGAAATCGATCCATCGGCTTCCTGACTTTATCAGCGCCGATGGGAAGAAGACACCTTTCTTTCGCCAGACACTGGACGAACTCGATCAGGCCCTTCGAAAGGAACCGTAGCCTCAATGTCCTATCCATATCGTATTGCCGTCATTGGTGACGCGATGGTTGATGTCCGTCGTTATAGCTTTACTTTCCGAGATAGCCCCGAGGACCCCGACTGCCGCGTCCTGTCCAACATGAAGACCGAAATTGAGCTGGGAGGCGCGGCAAACGTCGCCCGGTGGCTGGCAGCGCAGGAAGACGTTGCTGTCACTCTCTTTTGTCACTGGACGACGGATGCAACGGGTGGCGATTTGAGCGACCTTTGCGCGCGTAACAACATTGCTCTCTCCTGGCGCTGCTTGCGCCCGCCAGGTCAATTCCGCACGACCCGCAAAGAGAGGATTTGCCTTGCCTCTGAGTCGGGAGAATTTGTCAGGCAACTGGTTCGCTGCGACGAAGATACGAATTGCATTCTGGACGAACAAGAGTGCGCCTCTCTTCGGGAGGTGCTTTTACAAGGTATCTTCGATCTTGTCGTCGTGGCCGACTACGATAAAGGGATGTTTCAGGGCCGAGCGGGCCAGCGGCTCATCAACTGGATAGGAACCCTCTATCCGAGCCTCACGACCATTGTCAACTCAAAGGTCCCGCAGCGTTGGGAGGACGCCTGTCTCGAAGCCTTCATCTGCAACCACAAGGAGGCTGACACTCATTGGCAGGAAGTTGTGGAGAACGACCGTTGGCCTCTCTTCCAGTCGCGATGCCGTGTCGTTACTCAGGGGTCGGGCGGCGTTTACTGTAATCTTTCGATGGAACCGGAATCCACCGTTCGGAGGATGCTCCACGAGCCGACTCTTGCCGATAACGTGATTGACGTAACCGGGGCAGGTGACGCATTCACCGCCGGCTTCGCTTACAGCGTCCTGCGGCGCCCGCAGTTGGCGGGTCACGCCGGATCGAAGGAGCAAGAGGTCAAACGATGGATACACGAAGGGCAACGCTGGGCCGCGCACTGCTGCGCGCAGATCGGCTGTGGAACGCCGCTGCAAGCCGCCGCGCTCGCGGCCCCTGAAACAACGCCGGAGGGATCGACCGATGCCGTCACTCTATAACTGCTGGGTGCCCGTCGAGGGCGTCTTCTATCGCGGCAACCCCGTCTACTATTACTCCCGCACGAACGACTACGCCTGGGAGTACTGCGATCACCTCATCTCCCTGCCCCAGGAGGTTGTCGACGGTCTCCGCGCTGGCGCGGGAGTCGATGCCTGATGCTCCGCCTCGAACATAAGGTCGTTCGCCTGTCGCAGATCCGCGAGCACTGTCAGATTCTCCGGTCGCTAGGCAACCATATCGTCGCGACGAGCGGCTGCTTCGATCTGCTTCATCCAGGGCATGTCCTGTTCCTCCATCAGGCCCGGTGTCATTATGGAACGCACCTGATTGTCTGCTTGAATTCCGATGCGAGCGTAACCCGCCTCAAAGGGAAAGAGCGTCCTCTTTTCGCCGTCCGGGACCGGGTGCTGATGCTGGCGGCCCTGGAGGCGGTGGACACCATTGTCGTCTTCGATGACGACACACCGGAAGGCGTTCTTGAAGTGATCCAGCCGCACGCTTACGTGAAGGGGCCGGATCGGCGCATCGAGGACCTCCCTGAAGCCGCTGTGGTCCAAAAATACGGGGGAGAGGTCCATACCCTGCCCTACCTCTCGGAACATCGCACAACGGTCCTCCTGGAGCGGCTGCAGGCCCTTCCTGGGGCGAAGAGGAGGAAGCGACGATGATGAAAGACCCGACCCTGAAGGATTGGGGCAAGTTTAAGATTCACCAGAATACGGTGCGTGTCTCGGCCAGCGTTGAACCGGACGAATGGATGCGTTTCATGAAGTTTGCGCGGAAGAACAACATGACCGTCGCTGATCTTCTGCGGGCCGGCGCCCGCAAGATACTGGAAGAGGCAAAGGTCGAACAGCCGAAACCGGAGAAACAGTGGGTTCCCGATGAGAAGGAGAGTAAAAATGGATGAGGGACGGGTTGTTACCAAAATATGGGGTGAAGAAGTTTACATTACGAATCGTCCCGAATTCTGTTCGAAGTGGCTCTATATTTCTCCGGGATATGTTTGCTCTCTTCATTATCACCCAAAGAAGGCCGAGAGTTTTCACGTCGTTGCGGGTTCCGGCGTAATCGTCGTCGGATCCACCCTATGGCCGGTGTCAGTCGGAGAGACTCTACATGTCCCCCGCGGTACGCCGCATTGTTTCGCGACGTTAACGGGAATGACTCTTCTAGAAGTGTCCACTCAACATTCCGATGAAGACGTTTGCCGAATCAACGAAAGCCACGCACTCGATCCTGTAGCCGATGCCAAGTTGTGGTGGACGATGCCATGACCGGGCCTGAATCGGAAGAGGCAGCCCAAGCGTTTATCGACCAGCGCCGGGCCACCGTCGAGCGGTGGGTCAAAAAGCCAGAAGGCACGCAACCCTCGGGCGAAGAAGACGGCGATTACTGGGCCGTCTCCTACTGGCACGGCGATAAGATGCAGGGACGCGTCCATGTCGTGGGCCGCTCGCTGCGCGAGGCAGTCGCGAAAGCCGCAGCAGCCGAAAAGCTGCAGTTCGCGCAGGGGTTATGTTAGGAGAAAGCCATTGAAAGAGGTTGATTTCCAGAGCAGTCTGATGCGCGGTCTGAAATCGCAGGGCTGCTTCGTCTACAAGATACCTGACCTGGCAAGAGCCGTCGTTAAGCCGTTCGACATCTGCATGGCCCACATGGGCAACTTCTACCCCATCGAATGCAAGTTGACGAAGTACGGGCGCAAGAAGCCGCTTCACGCCGGCGACGTCGCGATCAACCCCGGCAACTTCCATTGTCGCGGACATCAACTACCCCGGCTCCTGGAGATTTATGAGCGCGAGCAAGGAGATCCATTCCTCGCCGTTTGCGTTGTGCGCATCGAAATGGGCAGCGCCGTCGAGAGCCGCGCCTGGATGCTGCCGGTTTGCTGCATGAAAGCGCAGGAGACCTGGACTATCGGGGAGCTGGACGAAGAGGAGTGTCAACTGACATGGGTGCCGACCGTCGGCTGGACCGCCCCATGGCTGAAGGCTGAACGTCAGCGGTGATTTGCGGTTCGCTGGTAGACGAGCGTGCGGATCGCATCGAGCCGGTTTCGCAGGTCCATGTAATTGACTTGCTGCTGCCCTTCCAATATCTGAAACATCCGTTCCAGTTCCATCGAAGAAGGATAGGCTTTCAGGCGCATCACCTGGCGTTGATCCGTTTGATCCACAATGCGCTGCTGGAAGGCGTAAGCCCAGGAGACAGCCCCGGCTCCCGCCGTCAGACATGCCGCCAATAGCGAGAAAGCCAGCTTCACGGACATCTGCAAATTAAGGGAGTCGGTGAAGTCGCGCCGCATCATTGTTCTCCGGGGTCAGGTCTCATGTTTATTGTACCGGATCCCGCATAATGGCGATCAGCAGACGAGGCTCGGGTTTCCTGTTTTGTGCATGTCCAGATAGACCTCGAAGGCGCGAATGTGAGTGCCGCCGAGAGTGAAAAAGGCGCTCGCCGTCGTGGTAATCGTGGTCGCTCCATGCGTCACGTCGAAGGTATAAGTCGCTTCGTTTCCCACCACGGCAAATTGATAGACCGTATCGAAGGCAATGCCGGGGAAAACCGGAGTGAAAGCGGACGGCGGCCCGTTCCCCGGCGTCGGGAGAGAAACGGCCGTCGTCCCGGCGTTCGCCCCCTCGTGACAGACCACGCTGTCGATCCGACTGCTGTCAACGTAAACGCACAGGTAAGCCCGAATTTTGGACTGCGGCACATCAAAGGTCTGATTAAAGCTGCCGCCGAAGCCGGGCAGCGTAAAGGGGGCCAGCCGGTACAGATTGTACTGACGGGAGAGGGACGGCCCGTTCAGCTCGTTGCTCTGCGCCGGAGCGAAATCGCCGTTGGCAGAGACGAGGCACGGCGCGACTGGAGCGCCGTAGCCTTCGACATCGCACGTTCCGTTGGTCCCGATCACCGCCTGGCCACCCGTAAAGAAGCCGGGGATGATCGAATAGCCGAACGCCGAGCTGTATTGGAAGAGAAGCGGCTGCAGGAGCGGGGAGTAAGGCAGCTCGATAAACGGAACGTAATGATGGTTGGCCCGCAGACGAACGCCGCCCGTATACTCGCGATTGTCCGGCGGCAACTGAACGAGCATGTTGCCGCCCGAGGCACCGCCGTTCGTCCCTCCGAAACCGACCTGCGCTTCCGCGCTGGAGCCGCGATCAAAGGCGGTCGGATCGCCGGTCAGGGACTTCGGCGTGCCATTCACCACGGAGGTAAAGCCGGCGTTCCCCACCGTCCATAGCAGGGTACGGTTCGGCTCGGTCGTCGGGAACGGGTTTGTGGCGGAGCCGATAATCGGGTTGCTGCCCACGAGGCCCGCGATGAGCGCGCCGTAAGGAAAACACTCCTCAAAGTTCGGAAACGTTCCGGTGACCCCGCTGTCATTCGGGGTCGTCAGAATCTGCTCCGTGATCGTCCCCTTATCCTGCTTGAAGCGGGAGAGGATTTCGCTGCCGGCATCCTGGCGATGCGAGACCAGCGGACGGCAGCCGAGGGAGGCCAGACCCAGCAGCGGCGCCGTGTCGACGGGCGCCGCCAGGTCGAAGCTTTTGGCGATCTTGGTCAATCGCCCTTTGCAAAAGTCGATCTGCTGAATCTCTTTGGCCATCTAAGGAGTGTTTTCGGTTGAAGGGATCAACGTCGTCTGATCGGTGGAAAGAACGAGCATCTGATTGCAAACCGTGGCAAGCTGCGCGGGCTGCGGCTCGGCGTCGAGGGCCAGTTGCTTGGTCACAACCCCCGTCTCGTTGAACTCCAGCACAAAATAGTTCACCCCATCCGTCGCGATGCAGTACCGGTTCGTTCTCCGGGCGGGGGAGTCGCTAATCGCCACGATCTGACCGCGCAGCCCCATGTTCACAGAGACGCCGTTCTGGCTCAGGGTGACGGGGGTGACGACCCCGCCGCTCAAAGTCATGAAGCGGGCCGGTGCGTTATACATCGTCAGGTGCAGCGTGCCCTGAATAACGGAGAGGCTCTGTCGGGTGAAGCCGGGCGGGTCCTGGTCCTGGGTCTCGAAGGCGATCCCTGGAAAGCCGGTGATGCCGGCAGGCGGCGGCAGCGGGTCGGTCAGATCGGTGTAGGCCGTCGCATGGTACTGTCCTCCGGACAGCGTAAACGCGACCAGGGTAAAGTAGCCGCGCGTCGGGGTCAGGGCCGTTGTCAGGATCGGCTTCGTCAAGACCCGGCGATCATCCAGCACGTAGAGGTTGTGCGGGCTGGCGCTGTCAACGGCAATGCCGCGGCCATACCAGAGATCGCCGAGCCCGAAGACCTGAAGGACCGCGCCCGTCAGGGCGTCGAGGGCCACGATCACCGAATTCCGGCAGGCGCTCTGCATGTAAAAGGCGACCCCGCTGTTGCCGGGGCATTTGCAGGAACAGGGATTACTGAACAGCGGCATCGACAGGCCCGGCGTCTGCGGCGACAGGGCCACCAACCGGGCCGCTTGCCCGATGATGGTGATCATATCGCCCGCCTGCGGCTTCTCTCCTGAGTAGGCGATTTCCCCCATATCGGAGCCGACATAGACCCGGTTCGGGTCCGTCCCCTCTGGCTGCGACGGCAGGAGCCGCTGCCGCGCGCGGGGCTCATCACCCGGCCCATCCCCGAGAAGCAGGTCGCGGGTGTTCATGCTTTGGCGTTCTGGTCCGGCCCCAGGAGACCGATCACTTTAGGGCTGCCCCAGCCCATCACGACCCACACCCGGTCCCCCGGCCGCAGCCCGGTCACCGCTGAATCGGCCGTGTAGGCGATGCCGGCCACCGTCACCTGATAGCGGGGTCCGTCCGGCCCGATGATGGTCCCGTTCGTCATCGTCTGCGACCCGACCCGCGACCGGTTCTCAGGGGATTGAATGAGATCAAAAATGTTCATCGTTAAAGAGGGGTCGTCGTAATGCGCCGGCCCGATAGGCGGGTCGCCGCCTGATTGGATTCGAACTGATGGGCCACCGTATCCAGAATGTAGGTGAGGAAGGTGCCTGTCGTTACCTCGACCTGCAAAATCTGTCCGGCGTAGACGTGCGGCAGGAGCGGGCATTCGAGATCGACCTGTTCCCAGCGCGGGTTTGTCAACTGCAGCGATTTCTCCTCGACGGCGTTCCCGAACACGACGTCGCACATGCTCTGCCCGAGATAGGGGCTTTCGTAGGACCAGGTGAACAGGCCGGTACCGGGGTCAATCGGGTTCCCGCTGCCGTCCAGCTCCCCGAAGGGCGACTGCGCCTGCACGGTGATCACACTGCGCCGTGAGCCGCGCTGGGTCGTGCTGGGCCGTCCGCCGGCGACGACCTGCGTCGCGCTGTTGTTGAATTCGAACACCGTGCCGTCGTATTGAAGATTCAAAAGCTGCGTGCGGACGGCCCCCGACGTCGCCTCGGCATGGGTGCGCACGCTCATCTCCGCGAGCTTCCACTGCAGCAGGCTCGTGTCGTAGCTCTGGGTCGTGGTCGCCTCACAGGCGAGGTTGCCGGCCGCATCGTAGAAGCACTCTCTAACCGAGCGTTCGAGGTCCTGAAACACGGTGCCGCTGCCCGAGGCCACCAATCCGGAGCGCACGATGGAGGTCATGAACAGCAGCGCGTCCGCCGAAGGGCTCGTGCTCTGATTGACCAGCGAGGCCGCGTCGAGAGCGACCGGGCCACCGGCCGGCGTGATGTTTCCCGGTTCCGTATACCAGTACCGTTCCGTCGTCCGCGTCGTGAGCACGCCGTTGACGACGATCTCCTCCGTATTGTTCAAGAGCTTGTCGCCGTAGACGGTACTGGACGTGGAGACCTCGGTGACGACCTCTTGATAGGCGGCCGGGTTTGCCCCGGTCTGCACGCTGTCGCCCGGCGCGATGACCTGGCCCTGCACTCCCTGCGCGATCTCCTGCATCTCGGTGGTGCGGAAGTATTCGTTCTTGGTCACCGTGCCAAGGTTCGTCTTCGGGACGGTGTAGGCCGCGCCGCGGATGACGATCTGCTGGATCTCGTTCAGGCGCGGCTGGTCCAGGTAGAGAAGCTGCCGCCGCTGCATCCGATAGATGAGAGACCGGGGAACCGAAACGAACCCGCCAAAGCCGGAAATCTGATTGTAGTTGACGGCGACGACGGAAACCAGTCGGTTCGCGATGCGGGTGTGATACTGCTGACTGGGGAACTGGTTGAACGGCTGCACCAGCTCAGCGATCACTTCCGGCGCGGTGCGGCCAATAGCTGTGTAGGTGGCAAAGAGCGGGTAATCCAGAAAATCCAGGGACCCGACCGTCAGCCCTGATATACCGACGGCATTGCCGATCACCCCTTTGGCCAGCGGCATCGCGAGCGGCGGTTCGGAGGGAATGGAGAAGGTCGTGCGGATCGACTGCAGCTCGCGTGCGCCGCTGTCCCGCCCCTGAACGATGGTCTCCAGGGAGTTCGTGGCCGTATCCAATACGACCTCATCGACAATGCCGTTGACGAGGGTGACGTTATTGTTGTCGTAACCGCCTTTGATCGTGATCGGGCTGCCGACCTGCAGATCCGCTTTGCCCTTCAGGCGGACGTTAAAGGTTCGGCAAAGGGAGGTGAGGTCGTCTTCGACGTTCCAGCCGATGACCTGATAAACAGAGCCGCCGTCGGTCGCGGGCAGCGGCAGGCGAATGTTCGCTTTTGCCTGTGCGGTCTGGGTCGCAAAGCCAATCCGGGCGCGGGCCTGGACGGTACGCGTCGATTTCGCGAAGATGTTTGCGCGGCTCTGAACGGTTCGCAGCGTTGCCATCGGTTGGCTCCTTAGCTAAACGTCGTCCGTTCCGTTGGCCGGAAAATGCCGTTCGGCATGGGGTAATTAACGGTGTAGGTCACGCCTAACGTCGCCGTCGTCGTCTGCAGTATTCGCGCCTTCGCCTGAACCGTTCGATACGAAACCACCTTGTCGCTGGCATTGAACTGAACGAGGCATCGCTGCGTGATGGTCGGGAAGACATTGAAATCGACTTCACAGGTCGCCGTAACCGTAATGAGGATGTTGGCGCGGGCCTGAACCGTCTGCGTGGTCGTCTTGAACCCGATGCGGGCGCGGGCCTGGACGGTGCGGGTCGATTTACCATAGATGTTGGCCTTCGCCTGGACCGTTCGGACGGTCGCTGAACCCCCCAGCGATCCCAGCCCGATGTTGGACAGCCCGCTGCTCGCTGTGCCCAGCCCTCCAGTGAATGCCACGGTTCACCTTCACTTTAACTGGTAACAGCCCAGGAGAGGAGGGTAACGGCTGCCTGATAAGTCGCGTTAATGCTCTCGGCGAAAAACATGACCTGGTTCGGGTTAGCGACATCGGTGGTGCGCGCAATGGAGTGAATCTGGCGGAAGAACAACCCATCGTGCGAATAGGAAACGATGCGGTTTGTTCCGTCGTCCCGAATCCGCAGCCAGATGAACGCCGGCACCGTCGACGCCACCAGCGTCACGTAACCGGAATAGAACCCGGTCGAACTCAGAGAGTTGACCGAGCGGAGTTCAATTTCTCCTTGCGCGCCGCCCGCTGTGGACGATCCCCCGTCGTTGAAACAGATAAAAGCCTGGTGATCCGTGCTGCTGTCGCGCCATCCTACGCCAATGGCGTTGAACTGCTGGGCGTAGATGTCGGGGACGAGGAGGGCGGTAATCGTATAGGGTGTTGCCGGCGCGGCCATCGCCAGAATCTTGCGGTCGTTGGATGAGTTGGCGTTCGCCAGAATATTGATGGCCCCGGCTAACGTCGAGAAGGTGGCCCCGGTGCCGTTGACCTGCGTCCAGCTTCCAAGGGCGGGCGGCAGCGTCAGGGGCCACATCGGGCCAAAGAGGGACCATGCGGACCCGCCATCGCGCTGCAGCGCGTAGCCATCTGTCGGGAGATAGAGCTTGCCCACGGTCCCGGCCGAAGGGAGGTTGGCGTAGACATCGGAAAGGACCGTCTGCCCGCAGACGCCTTCCAGGCCGCCGGCCGTCAGGATGTGGGTAACGAGCGTGCTGTTGGCGTGCGCGGCGGCGGTCGTCCCCTCAATGCCCCGCTGAATGGTCCAGGTATTGGTTCCAGCGCCGCCGGTGACCAGAATCAGCTCGTTCTCAATCAGGCAGCGATATTGGGCCACGGATGGAAAGCCAGTGTGGCCTCCGACCGTCATTGAGGTATCACCGGAGCCGATGCCGCCGCCCTGATTGATCGAGGTCTGAGCCTGACCAAGGCTCACATTGAGGTTCGCAAATTGTTCCACTGCTGCCATTTAGACCTGACCTATTCCCATCTCGGGTCGTCGAGCGGCTCTCTCTTCCAGACCTGCCAGCTCCCCTCGAATTCCACCCCGATCTCGAAGACTACATCCACCTGGTTCGTCCGCGGAAGCCGCCAGCCAAGGCACTGCACGACGTGCGGCGGCAGCGTCTCGCACTCGCCCCCACCCATTGCAAAGGTGATCACGTTATGCCGGTAGTAATGCCATTCGAACGGCTCGTCACCGGGATGCGGCAGGTTCATGGGCCGCGTCACCCCATCCGTGCCGCGCTCGAACCAGCCCTTCCCGCGCATCAACCCATACCAGGGGAGCGCGTTCGGGTTTTCGCGGGGCATGATCCAGAACTGATCGACGTCGGGCAGGTGAATGCTGGAAAACGGCGTCTCGCCGCCTTCCACCGGGTACTGCTGGTAATGCTCGCCGTCCTCCATGACGACGGCCCATTGATAAGGCGTGTCGCGGTTGACCGCTTCCTGCGTCGGCAGGCCAATCGGGTCCGGCACCGATTCCAGATCGCGGCGCAGCGTATCGAGCCCTTCTCGGGAGAAGGACCCCATTACCTCCACGACCCGTTCCTCGTTCAACTCATCGGCGGGAAGGACGACGGTCCCGAGCTTAACGACGATGCAGCGGTCGAACTGCTTGGTAATAAGGCAAGGGGCTACCTTGACCTCAAAGTTACGGTCGGCGTTAATGGTGTGAGTCTCTGACATAGGGTTCCTTAAAGAAGGCCGTCGGCACGAAGACCGGTGTTCATCACGACCTGCACCGCCCGATCATCCCAGATTTCGATGCAACTGTAATCCTTGATGTTCGTAATCTCCATCTGCTCAAGACCATGCTTTTTTAACCACTCGCGAATAGGTCTGATCTGATCAGGATCGCAGGCGCGAGCGGTGAACAATTTGACAGTCTTCCCTTCGGATAACCACTGCTTGACCCGCGCCAGCATGGGCGGAATCGGGTCACCGATGAGGAGGGCGCTGGCCATTCCCGGTTTGTAGTAAGCGAGCGTGCCATCCAGGTCCACTCCGTACCAACCAGACATGGATTCTCCTGTGTATTACAGATGTCTAGTTCTCATTATATGATAATGAGACCGTCGTCAAACTCGTGTCACCCGGTGCCGCATTGGCCCCGGTGCGCAACTGCAAAACGATGTGATCCGAGTAACCCGGCGCCACCAGCGATCCCGACAGGTTTCCACCAATGCTCACGTTCGTCGAGCCGGGGTCGGCTTTCGGGAGCGAAGAGGTGGCGATGGAGGAGGTTCCTGCGGCGGGCTGCAGATAGGTGACCTGCTGGCCATTGTAAAAGATAGCAAGGCCGGTGTTGGGGGAGAAATCGACCGATTGCCATACGCGAAATCCATCTACACGGTTAAAAGTTGCGGTCATATGCGCTCGCAACCAACATTCCATCGAGGAATTGCCCGCAGTTATAGGGAATGTAGCATAGTCGGAGACAGTGGCGTCGTCGCTCGACTTGAAGTTAAACAAATTGCCACTGCTACCAAGATCGGTAACAATCCCAGACGCTCCGTTACGCTGGCTCCATGAAAACCCTGCGGCCATATCGATCTCCTGAATGGAATGCTTCTTGCATGAGACTAAAGTATGAAAAGAGCATTGACGGAAGAACAGATCAAAGAAGTCTGCCAGCGGTACCTTGCTGGCGAGTCCGCCCACTCCATCGCCAAGGATTTCAACATCTGGGCAACAACCGTGTGCGACTGGCTGCGACGGATGGAGATTCCAATCCGGCCATCCAACGAAGGTTCGTTGACAAAGGACTGCATGGAAAGTATTGTCGCGTTATATCGTTCGGGCAACTCCACCATAACAATCGCTGCATCGTTAGGTGTCAATCGAAGTCAGGTCTACAAAGCCTTACGCCGCCACAACGTAGTGATGGACAAACCGATGGTAGGTAAATTATCTTTTGAACAAGCCCGAGATATCATAATGAAGCGCGAACAAGGGATTTCTAGTCGAACCTTAGCAAAGGAATATGGCGTCTCAAAAGCAACCATCTTAAAGCTACCGAATGTTTACGATCCAGATGGCTTAAAAGCATATTATGCCAGTATTAGGACATGCAATGACAGTTTCTTTTCCGATGTAATGAATCCGATTTCACTTTACTGGTTCGGATTTATAGCGGCAGACGGATGCATTCTCGACGATGATGTTATTTCCATTTCCCTCAAGTTAAATGACACCGATCATCTCGAAAGAATGAGCGTCGACATGAAATCGACCTTTCCCGTACATCAGTATATCTACGAAGATCGAAGTTTTTGCAACGTACAAATTCGTTCCCCGCAAATGGTGGCAGACCTCAAACAACTAGGGCTTGGACCAAGAAAAACTAATTCTGTTCGATGGCCGCATTTACCGATGTGGGCCTTTCGCCACTATCTTCGCGGCTATAGTGACGGCGATGGGTGTTTCTGCACCAAAACTCGCTCGATGGCCTACACGCTAATTGGGAATCTATGGTTCCTTGAGTCCGCGAGAAACCATCTGGCTACCATATGTCAACTCTATCCTCTCAAGTTGACGCCACATCCCCGGTCTGACAAAGCGTTTACTTTCCGCTACGCAGGTAACACACAAGGTCTTCGCATCGCCAACTATCTCTATGAAGACGCCGCGACCTTCTTGCCTCGTAAGCGCGACATCGTTCTCAATCACTACCAGAACTTTCCAAAGTACCGCGACCAACTGCGTTTCGGTTAAAGGGTCTGGGCACTCCCTAGAAGCGTGTACCTTCTAGGGTTACCATCTGCAGTCAATCCGCTAATCAAAACAGATTGAACCCAAAAAGGGACGGAGGCGCTCACCGCGATGTTCCCCAGATTCAAAGTCGACGTTCCAAACGTGCCCGGCGACCCGCTGACGTCCGGCGCTGTTTGCGCGTACGTTGAACCATCGTTGGTACCGATGGCTTCAATGGCCACCGTCGCATTCTGCGCCGTCTGGTTCCCCGCGTTATTGAGAAACAGTTTCCGCGGCGCCGAAGTTCCTGGCGTCGGGATATTGCCGAGGCTGACAGTCGTTACGACCGTTACCCCGTCCGAATCGAAGAACTGGAGGCTCGCGCTCATACCTTTATTGTACCGGCATCAGGCCGTGACGGCGCGAGGGAGGGCGTGGCCAAACCGTTCCAGTAGGACCTCCAATTCGTGCATCACTAACTCCCGCGTAATCCGCTTCATACAGGCGACGTGTTCCGCCTGCTTCGGGCTCTTTAGACACGGATAAGCATAGAAGCAGTTGCCGCACGGGATGATGCGCTTGGAAATCGTATACGAACCGCAGTACTCTCTCATCCGCAGGTCGCCATCAGTTGAACCGAAGAGGCCCAGGATCGGCGTCCCGACTGCGCCCGCGACGTGCAGCAGACCCGTGTCGGGCGTCACGAGAGCGTCCAGGTGGGCGATGACGGCCGCGACCTGGCGGATGGGCTTGCCGAGCAAGGCCGGGATGGAATCGTGAATGCGGCGCGTGGCGTCCAGCGTGACCACCTGGTAACCGGCCCGCTGCAGATCGTAAGCGAACGCCTCCGTGTGGGGCCAGCCCCTGACATCCTTGCCGATCACCGTTCCGCTCATCGTCTTCAGCGGCAGTCCGACCCGTATCCCTTCCCCCAGGTTCTCATCGCACCACTGCCGGCCCCAGGCCATCTCGTCCTTCGTCAGGCAGAGGATGGGACGATGGCTGCTGGGGTTGACGTGCGCCGCCTTGCACCAGATGTCTGTTCGGTGGGAGCGCACCCCTTCCGGAGAAGCCATCTCTCTCGATTCGGTCATGGCGCAGATGACGGACAGCTCGATCACCAGGTCGGCGCTCTGCACGCAGTCGGGGATGTGCTCGTTCGGCACGCCGCGGAACTCCCAGCGGGCATGCTTCATCATCCCGGTCGCAAACTCCATCGGCTCGACGCGAACGATATGGTCGACGTAAGGGTTGTTGCGGAGGAGTTGCGGCAGCGCGCCCGATTGATACTCCCAGGTCGTCGCGACAGTAACCTTGCAGCCCGGATACTTCTCCTTGAGCCCAAGGAATACGGGTGTAAGCATTAAGAGGTCACCCACCCCGCCTAACTGCCGCAAAACGCTTACTCGGTAAGGCCGACTAAATGGCATTCTCACGCGCACCGTTTGACGATGAGATGCCCCCTCTGGTTCGGCTGATACTGCCACTCAACCTGTTCCGGCGAGTTCTCGAACCGCGACAGAAACTCCATCGCCGCCGTGTAGATTTCGCCGGGTTGCCCCCGATCATCGAACGGCGCGGCGTCATCGATGATAATGACTCCGCTGGGATTCAGAATCCTCCAGACGAGATTAAGGTCGTTCATCACCCCTACGGCCGTATGATTGCCATCTACGTGGATGAGATCAAACGTTCCGATACCCTCCGGCAATCCATTGAAGGAATTGTGCTTGATTGCGGACATGAAATGATTCGGCAGCGCCGTCGCGAAGTTCAGATTTGCGCGCGCACAACTAGCAAAATGGTAACTCTCATCATCGATTCCCATGTATTCGGCTTCTGGCGCATCGGGCAGCGACTGTAGGGCCAGCATGAATGCGATGGCCGTATATCCGAAACGGACGCCAATTTCAAAGATGCGCTTCGGTTGATAGCGTCTAGCTACTCCACAGTAGTCGGCAAAATACTGCTGAAACAGCTCGTCATCGTACCGGTCCCCCACCGGTAGGGCCACTTTATCGATGATGGACCGGTTAATCACATACCGCTCGGTCTCGGCGTCAAACAGTTTCGCTTCGGTCAGCATTGCTTCTCCTAAACGGGCCGATACTGCTCTTCCTTGAACTGCTCCACCACCTCAGACACGTCTTCAGAGTGGAGAATCACTTCTCCACTCTGATTTGCATAGCCGACCAGGTTGATCTCCGTCTTTCGCAGAACGGGATTGTAACTCCACGTCGCCCAGAACTCTACCGTGACGTCGCCGTTCGTAAAGGTCAGCGGAATCGCCATTGATAACTCCTCGGTACTGAATTAATCATTCGAGCACACGATATTACCCTCCATTGGCGGCTTATTCCAGTACCACGCCATAGGAGCATGGAGAATCCAGATACCTTCTGCAACACCGTTCTCCAGAAGCCGTTTTCCTGCTTCCTCTGCTGCCTCTTTGCTGGTGAAGTGAATGAGGATTCCACCGATATCGGAATACACCCTCCAGTTAGTCTTTTCGGTTCGAAAAACAAGCCAATAATCAGAACGGTTCATCCCTTCCACCTCCTTAGTGGATACTCAGAACGACATCGGCCAGGGCATCGGCTGCCGCCTGATTGTTCGGTGGCGTGGCCGAGAGCGCCGTTCCCGCCGCCTGCAGGCTCGCGGCCAACTGCGTGGCCCCGGCTGCAGACAGGTGATGATCGAGTGTCGACTTGATCTCTTTGGAAACGAAATCCTTACCGAAGATGCGAAGTAGGGCGAAGATGTTCACTTTGAGTTCTCCTTTGTGCAGCGAAGGGACGCAGCATTCACCTTCTTACGCTGGCGATATGCTTTGTATTTTGCTCTTAAACATGTTCGACACGATCTACTTCCCGAAGGATCTACATAGGTGTTTCCGTCATCAAAAGGATGACCTCTTTTGCAATGCGTTTGATTCAGCTCTTTTGCATTAAGAGTTTCGCCTCGGAGTAGGTTCGTTCTGTGCGTAACTAATTCCAGATGATCGGGATTCACACAGGCTCGATTGCGACAGAGATGATCGATTACCAGCCCTTCTATTAGTCGACCTTTGAATAGTAAGTAGGAAACTCGATGTGCTTTCCAATTCTTATCGTTCAACCAGAATTGTCCGTAACCGTTTTTAAGTATACATCCACTCCACAACCAACACCCACTTGGGCAACGACGAACAAACTTCATGAATCTGGAAACAGTAGGAGAATTAGCGTTTACCATAACACCTCAATGCGCATGTCCAGATATTTGGGCCGTCTCCTGTCGATTTTCGAATCTGATCCTCAGGATGACCCTGATAAACCAGTTTGGCCGTCACACCATTGTGACTGAAGATGTTCGCGAGACGGCTCGGGTCGAAGTGCAGATGATGCTCACCGGGGCGGTAATGCTTCCAAGTCGTATCGAATGGAAACGTCGACGGCACCGCCGGGAAAGAGAGCAGCAGCCAATCAGCCGCGTGCGATACCCAGCGAGCATGACTAAGGTCTTCGAAATGCTCCAGGGCGTCGAAGAACGTGATGACCCGGTAGCGAATGGGCCAGTCGGGCAGGTTCGGGAGGTTGGCCTTCCGCACCCCTTCATACACCGTCGGGTTGACGTCGTTCCCCCACGCATCCCAGCCGTTCTGGTTGGCCGTCCGGATGAAGTCCCCATTCCCATACCCCACGTCGAGCAGACGGCCCTTCCTGACCGTCCCATAGCCCTCCGCGAGGCTTTCGTAGAGGTGGAGGACGCCCTCCAGCACCGCGAGGCGCAGGTGGCTCATCTGGCGCGTCGTCCGGTAGCGGTCATACCGGGAGGCCACGTAGACCGCATCGTACGTCGCCGTCGTCCGCCGGTTGCGAGCGGCGATGGTGCCGCAGCGGTCACAGGTCTGGAACTCGTTGCCGGCGAGGGTGTAGGTCGAATGAGACAGGCAGGCGGGACAGCGATTAGGAACGAGCATTAAGCGATTGATTCCTTCGTCAGAAAGTAATCCGGCTGCGAGGCGAAGATCGGAATCGATTTTCCGGAGTAACGGAGCCCGCATGGCTCGGCCTATACCGCGCAGCATTGAGTCGAAGAGCGGATACTCAGTCGACCCCATACGCTAGACGGCGCGCTGCAGGCTAAAGGAACACGGCCCTGGCGACCGGTGCATGACGTTTCCTTTCAGGCGTTTCCAGGGCAAGTCCCCTTTCGTGCTCCCGCTTGCCAGGACACAGTACGCGAAATTCTCATCATCAGGAGTGAGCGCCGTGACGCAAACCAATTGAATGTCGCTTCGTCGAATTTCGCCAGCGGGTATATACCAGGCGAATGTTCCCGGCTTAAAGGCATCCTCCATCGTCGCGTTATGCTGGGCAATCTCTTCATCCGTTACGGAAATCAATTCGTCCACTTCGAATTATCCTTTCAGTGACGCAACCGCCGCTTCGAATACATCTGCGCCGGGTTTCCAGAGACCTTCACGCACCATGTTTTATTGCTGTCGCGGTGATCCATATCGGTTATGCAAACGAGGGTAAGATCGTCCGCCTCTGTGGGCGCCTCCGGAATATGCCACACGATCATTCCCGGCCGTAGTTCTTTTCCAACCTTCTCGTTCTCAATCTGAATGTCCTCGTCGGTCAAATAGACGTCACGGCGAGTGGTTAGTCTCCCGAAGGACTGAAAATAATCAAACAGATACTCTCGCGTCGTCTGGTCTTCGTCGCAGTAAGCCGTCACCCGGCGACACACCCGATCCAAAGAGCGGATTCGAAGCGTTAAATCGACGGGCACAAAACGATCTTCCTTCTTAGTCCACAACTGAATCGCCCAAATCTGGCCTACTTCAAAAGGATGATCATCCATTCGAAAAATTGGTTTCATTGTCTCTCTATTCCCGCCCCAGAATGAAACGGGCGATCCCGCCCGTGTCCAGCTTATCGAACTGCCGTTGACCCGTCCCGTCGAACGGATAGGTAAAACGGCGGCTTTCCGAATACCGCCAGCCAAACGTATACTTGCCGTCGATCTCTGACAGGTGCCGCTCCATCAGGGGCCATGGGAGGATACAGGCGTTTCGCTTGCGGGCATCCCAGGCCGTCCGTATCAGGTTGCTGTGGCACCCCAAAAACGCGTCCGCCTGGTATACCAGATGCCAGCAAAATCTGATGCCGGCGCGGTCGATCAGATTGACCACGTTTGGATGACTGAAGTTCAGGACCTCGGGGGCGTACTTATGGGTGCGGGCGTGGTTTTTTCCGACCACTACAATGCGCGCTCGGGAGTCCAACCGAACGATCTGCGCTACCTGCTTTTCAAAGCTATCGGAATCATATCCGTCCCGATCTGAAAGACCGGCGAACGGCTGCGCCACGATCAAGGGTCGCTGACCGCCCAGCGCCGCCAGTTGCGCTTTCTCCTGCGGGGAGAGGTAGATTTCCGGCTGCTCCAGTTGGAAATCCATGCCGAACTCGCGCCGAAAGTACTGGTCGTGCTGGAGCGGCAGGTAACCGTCGATAGGGTTGGAGAAACGAACGGCGTCTTCGGGGACCGAGAGGTGCCAGGGTTCAGAGATATGTTCCGCGATGTAGGGGTGCTGACGAAAGAGGTCATTCACGCCGTCGTTATGGCAAAGGGTGTAGACTCGAACGCGCCCACCGTAGTCTTTGACAAGGCTGGCGAGGCGCCAGGCGGAACGGTCTTTCAGGTAGTCGTAAACGACGTCGCCTAACCCTCCCCCGTACGAAAGGTACCAGTTCCTACAGCTCATGCGCGATCTCCATAGGAACAGTATAGCGACCCTGCGAGCGCCTGTCAGGAAGAGGGAAAAGGGCCGGGCGTATTTCTTCTCAGTAACTCCCACCGAACCAACTGATGATGGAAATGATCCTCAGGCTCATCACGTAATTGAAGCTGTCTGCGGTCCCGAGTAAGTATTCGGGGTGAAACGCATCGATGCCCGGCGTGAAGATTACGACAAAAGAGTTGGTGTACCAGTCGTTGAAAATGAACTCCTGGCCACCGCCAGCCTGTTTGTATTTGGTCCACAGCGCCTGCAGGGTGGGAATGGCGGTAATCTGGCCCCGCAAGGTGATTGTGAAGTCCTCGATGTTCAGGCCAAAGACCTGGTGGATCACTGAGCCGTCCAGGGCTTGCCCGGAGGAGCCGCGAATAGGGATCGCGAACGGGTCATAACTGGTCGGGTCGATGTCCAGGCGCACCAGATTCAGGCCCGTTGGATAATCCGCGAGGGTTACGGCGCTGGCATTTAGCGGGGTATTGAGGGGCATCGCCTATCTCCGCGGCGGCGCAGCCGCCCGCCCTTCGCGCACCAGAAGGTCATGCAAAGCCGTCTTGATTTCCGCCAGCGTCAATCCCTTCACGGAAAGCGAACCCGGCCCGAAGGTGATATGGTAGACAGGGGCCAGCGCCGACGCCACATGCCCGCGGGCCTGCCCCTGCATCATGTGCTGGAACGGGGCCAGCAGCCCCCGCAGGTCCGTCGGGATGCGCTGATTGCTCGCCGCCATCTCGCGGGTCAGCTTCGCCGTCTCCACCCCCAACTGCGTAAACTTGCCGGTGATGTCGACGACCTGCTGCTTATACTCGTCCTGGATCCGCTTGATCCCCTCCTGATAGTCCTTGCGGGCCTGCGCTTCCTGGTCGGCGAGATCGGCAATGCGTCGCCGAGCATCCTCGACCGGCCGATTCGCATCTTCCTTCTCTCGCTTAATCTGCTCCTGTTCGGCAGCGTGCTGGGCCTCTTCCTCTCGCCCTTGTAGATTCAGTGCCCGCGTTCCAAGATGCTGGATCTGGGCCGCGAACTCCGGAGACGCCGGCAGTCCCAGGTCACGCAGTTTTGACAGAATGTCGCCAGCTCCACCCGGCTGCTGCGCCTGGTTGATCAACTCGCGGAGTTGCTGACCAGCGTTGGCCTGGGCGAATTCTTGTGTTTGTCCTTGGCCCTGAAAACGTTGGGCTAACGCGGCACCAATATTACTTCTATTAAACAACTGTTCCGCTGCTGTACGAATCGATTCTTGTTCGTCGACAAATGCCGGCTGGGCTGCCCGAAGAAGCCGAGGCGGGAGGAGGAAGCCATTGGCAAGACGAGTTCCTTCCATGTTCGCAAACGGATCAAATTGGGCCGGCCCAGGAAGTTGAGTGGGTTGCAATGGGCCAAGCGTTCCTAAAGGAATTCCTCTGTTTCCAGTAGGGTTCGGAATGAATCGTCCTGGTTCGCTAAGGGAAGGAGTCCCAAACAATCGAGCATCGGCCATCTGGCGATCTTTCTGCGCGCGACTATAATCCCGTGCCGCATCTTCCTCCTCGCGAGCCAGGTCCTTCGCCTGTTTGGCGAACTTTTTCTGAAGCTCTGCGGTCTCCTTGAGGAGATTCTGGCGGGTCCGCTGCAGTTCGATCTCGTCGTCGACCGCCTGCTTCGCCAGCTCTCGCGCCTTATCCGACCATTCCCGCTGCTGATCGAATTTGTCCCGCTGGAATTTGGCGAACGCTGCTAATCGGTCGCGTGCCTGATCGGCCTCGGAAGCGTCCGAGTCCTTGATCGTCTTCAGGTTGTCGTGATACTCGGCTTCCAGCTTCGCCAGCTTGTCGTCGCGCAGATCAGCGATGCGCTTCCGTTCTTCGTTGGCGCTCTCCTCGTTATAGTCGCGAATCTTCTCCAGCAGTTGCTGATGAAGCTGCGCCACCACCTGATTTGCTCGCTTCGTGACACCGAGCTTGGCGTAGACCGATTCGGCATCCGCCTTGTAGCGCAGTTTGAGCTGCTCGACTTCATCCTCTGTCCCTTTGGCGAGGAGACGATGCAGCCATGCTTCCAACTCCTGCGCTTTGCGCCGCTTCTTCTGGGCCGCTTCATCCTCGACGGCCCCTTCCAGCGCCACTCGATGCAGCAGTTCCCGATGCGCGGTCTCCGTTCCCTCCCGTTCGAGCCGGGCGATCTTGGCTCGCGTCCCGCGCAGGATATTTGCCGTCGAGGCCACCTCATCCGGCGTTTGAGCCGAAATGAATGCCTGCCGATCCTGCAGCTCCTGGCCGCGCAGGGAAGCCAACTGTCGCTGCAGCGGAGTCCGGCGCCCGACCGCTCCCTCACCCCCGGCAATCGACCGATTGAGTGACGCGTTCCCCCGTCCTGTCCCGCCGAAGTAATGCCCGACCGCTTCCGCCAACGGGCCAACCGTCGCCTGCAGCAGGTTGCCGATGCCGTAACCGACCAGACCGGCAATCACCACGGGAACCGCCGCTGCCAGGAAGCCAGCCAAACCGCCCACAGCGCCCATAAAGGCCGGTAAGCCACCGGCGACCGCTCCAGCGCCAACGGCCCCTGCCTCCTCGACACCGGCGACCGCCCCTCCCGCGCCGCGTTTCGCAAAGCCCCCGGCGGCCGTTGCCACGTCCTGCAGAATGGATTGCCCGGTCTTCAGCGCCTGAACGCCCTTCACCGCGAGGAAGACATTCAGAATCTCCGTTGCGTGATTGACCAGAAACTTGAAGAACGTCTGAACGGCTTTGAAGCCGTCGCTGTTTCCGAAGTTCTGGATCGCATCGTACGCTTTGACCAGCTCTTCGGAAAACTGCTTCGCCCATGTTTCAATCTTTTCATCCGTGAGTTCTTTATTCAGGTCCAGAAGTCGACCGGTAATCTTTTCGAACACCTTATCTATTGACAACTGCAAAAATCGCTGCCCCTTGGAGATCAGGGTGGACCAGAGATGTTCAAACGAGGCGTTGGCTTGGTTGACAATATTATCGGCCCGATGGAGAATATCTAACAGGTGCTGGACGAGGGTTCCCTGCTCTTTCCAAGCGCGAAGCTGCTTCGGGTCCAGGTCAAGCACCTGTCCGAGCGCCGTTCGCCGCACAGCCGGCGAAGCGCCCGTTACCGACCGGACACTGGCGACCAGCGCCTCCGGGCCAAGGTTGGGCTGCAAAATCTTGGCGAGGTTCCCGAGCTGCGCAACGAGGTGAATGGCTTCCGCCGGGTTCTGGGCCGCACCGCCGCGAAGGCCACCCGCGAGGCCGATGCGGCTCACCGCTTGCAGTTCCTTCTCGGTCAGCGTCGTCGATTCCGCCTCTTTCCGAATCTGGTTGAGGATGGTTTGCGACTCGGCGAGGTTGACGTTCAGTTCCTTCTGCCGACTGACCTGCTTACCATGCTGATCGACGATCTTCGTCGTCAACTGCAGGTCGGTAGCCAGCGAGAGCTTCGTCAACTGCAGTTGGCGGTTGTAGTTGAACGCCTCAGCAACGGCCGCGCCAATCCCCGCGAAGGCACCCAGGCCCAGGAAACCGGCCACGTTTTTGGCCTGATTGGCGATGTTTCCCAGCGAGTCCTTCATCTTGTCGAAGTGCTGGTTCAAGCGAGCCGCCGCCTGGGCCGATTTCTGCAGTTCGACTGTCTGGTCTTTCTGATATTGACGAAGCTTCTGAATGTTCTCTTGCCGATTCTGGCTCGTCTGTTTCGCAAACAGAACGGACACTTCCTTCTCGGCGTCCAGACGGGCCTTATCGGCTTGCTGCCGAAGCTTCATCTCCTCCTTGGTCAGGGCCTGTATCTTGGCGCTCTTGGCCTGTGCCAGACCGAGGGCCTGCTTATCGGCATCCGCTTTGAAGTTGGCGACAGTCTTCTCATCGGCAATGCGGGACCGATACTGGCGCAGATTCTCAGCGTCCGATCTCTTGCGAGCATCGGCCTCTAATTTCAGGTTATCGTCGATGGCCCGCTTCTTTACAGCCAGAAAGCGACGCGCATCGTTTTCTTCAACTCTTGAGGGGATGTAGAGCGGTCGCCCTTGCGCGTTGACGCCGGCAACATCAAGTCCGCCACGGCCGCCCCCACCTCCGGCACCAGAAAGCCCGGCTCCCCCAGCGGAGAGCCGAGCCCCCATCCGATTGGCGTCCTCGTAGAACTTCTTCAGCTTTTCGCGGGCCGTGTTCAGGTCCTTGTCAAGCTGGGCCAGGTCTGCGTGGACAGATGTAATGAGTTCCCCGAAGGCCATCGAACCGTGTTCCTAATCCACTCGCCGTCTCACCACGGGAATATCCAACTCCGCAAAGGCGCTGAGCCGATCCTCATCCGACATCTCTTCGTACGCCCCGCCGCCGCCGCCCATCATACCGCTCATCTGACTGCGAGCCCCCATCGAGGTCAGCGCGCACTGGAGCTTCCACTCCCGGCGCCGCCGTTTCAAATAGACGTCGATCCAGCGTTTCAGCTTCACCCACGGCATCCGCAGTATCTCCTCAGGCCATTTACCCCACTGATGGGCCAGCTCCTCGACCACATCGAGCACAGTCGTCGCGAAATCCGAATCGTTCGGGTCTAGGCCAGCGGCTCCGCCGCGATGGCGCGTCGCTGCGTTTTCATCCACTGTGCGATGTCGGGGTCCATCAGCATGTTCCCCCGCCGAATAAAAAAATCGTCGACCTCGTTCAACTCCCACCACGCCTTGAAGACCTTCAAGGCCCGCTGTGGGCTCAGGTGCTCGCGCAGGAAGGCGATGGTCTCCTTCGTGGCCTCATCCTTCGTATCGAACCCGAACATCAACGCAATGATCGGCAGCGAGTTCTCGAAGTTCGTCTCCATGATCTCGCTGTCATCGGCCCCTTCCTTCAGCTTCTTCCCCTCGCTCTCGCCGTTGCTCTGGACGAATTTGACGATGCGGAGGAGGAGAGAACGACGCTGCTGGGTGAGGATAAACGTCCGACCACCGAGGGTCACCGGGATTTCTCTTACTTCGTCGAGGTTCAGGGAATCGGGCATCGCGTCCAAAGAGGGTCTCCTTCGAGTGAAAGAAAACGGGCGGCGACGGCGTGCGTCGCCGCCCGTCAGAAACCAGACTTAAAGCTCGTCGATAAACTGGAAGTACTGCGCGCCCGCTGCACGGGTCGTGTCCGCCAGCAGCTCGAAATCGATCTGATACAGGTTCCAGTCCGTCTCGCGGAAAGGCATGGTCAGGTTGCCCATGGGGGAGGCGAGGTAACCTTCGAAAATCTGCCGCTTGCCGGTCGAGCAGGACTTCAGGTGCGTGAACCGCAAGGCCACCGTGAACACGTCGCACTGGCCACCGAGCGTAAACTGGTTGTTCAGACCCACCGTCACCACGCTGGAGGTCAGATCACCTTTCGGGGCCACGCCGGTCGTGTCCAGGAAGGTCGCATTCGGGTTGCTGGACGTTGTGATGCCACCACCGATGCAGTCCTTGATGTTGGCGACCGATACCTCGGCGAGGGTGAACTGGATCGTCACCAACTCCAGGGTGGTCTCTTTCTTCAGAACGACCAGCGGCCGACCGCTCTCAAATCGCGCCTGCTGGCGCTGCATCTGAATCTGGCCCTCGGCCTTGATGGCACCCGCATCGCGATATGACTGAAAGACGCCGTTCAGGTACGACCCAATCTCCAGGACTCCGAGACCCAGAGTAATATTGGTCGTGTTGATTCTTGACATTTTTCTTCCTCCTCGGGTTCCTCGGGTTCCCTATTTGCTTTGCTACGACACGAAAACGCGAATGAGATACATCGCTGTGGTTCGCCAGGCGTGAGTATCCGATTCAAACATACTCATGCCCCAGTTTATTTTACGACACTCAGCGAAGGCAGCGTTAGGGTTCTGCGCATTCAGATAAATATTCTGGGTGTGCAGCATCGCCTCGACCATCTCTTCCATCTCATTCGATTGGCGGCTGTTCAGTTTCGAGTAGCAGTCAATCTGAATGCGTCCTGAATCAATCACCCTCGGCGCCCACACGCCGAGATTCGCCTCAGCCTGATAGATGGTGACACAAGGAAAAGCCGGCTCCTTGATATCCCAAACGTGACTCGCATAGATCGCCGGCACGTTGTCCGGCGTAAAGGCGACAATCGGCACAAGGGACTCACTTTGCAGTAAGCGACTGCGGATCGCCGCGATATGCCTTAATGCGGCCATCAGTAGCCTCCCGGCAACTGCGCAGGGAACTCGTCGTGCGGGAGCAGCACCATCTCCAGCGCCGCCGTCGACGGCACGCCGACCGTGCGGTCGTGAACTGCCAGGAAATGCTTCTCGAAGAGGGCGGCGACGGCATCGCGGCGCATAATCAGCGCGGCCGAGACGAAATCGCGGGGCCGCATCTTCTTCGTTCCTAGCAGGAGATACCAGGTCTGCTTCGCTTCCGAAATCAGGTCGCTCTCCACCTTCCAGCCCGACACCATGGGCGGCAGTTTCTTCAGGCCCCCTTGCAGCTCGCCGTCCTGCATGTGAACGATCCAGTCGGCGTGCGGCGTCCCCGGCTCGCGCCCGTTACCCCAGCCGTACGGGTGGCCCAGATCGCGCAGCGCCTTCAGGTCGTGGTCGATGCGGGCTGTCAGCGCCTTCATCTCCGCCAGCAGCAGCTCTGCGCCCTGGTCGCAGGCAACATACATCGCCGCGCGGACGTCGCGCATGAAGGTGGCTTTGGCCGCGTCAATGGAGGCCATCGGGTCGGCCATCAGATTTGCGACGACGCCCGGTCCAGCACCAGGACCATGAGAGTGCCAAACCGCTCCGCCCGCTCCACACCCCAGCCGCGGCCATCAATGGCCAGGATCACGCTGTCACCCGCCTGCACGTCGATGAGGGCGGTGATCGCATCGATCATCGGATACTGAATCTGGCCCTCGGGAATGACATCAAACGCGCCCTCCCGAATTTCCATCAGCCCGGCGAAGGCAATCGGGACGGCAGAGTAAAGCTTCTGCAGCGTGTTCGACGGAACACCCAGGTCATCGGGCGGACCCGTGTTGGTCCGCCGGTACAGGTCAAAAGTGGTCGTCGAGCCCTGGCAGCCGAATTGAAAGTAGAATCGGTTGACCAGGTTGACGAGATAGGAGCCTGTCTGCTGCGCAATGGTGTTTGGCATGGCACGTTTCTTGCACCTTTATGATACACAGAGCTTCGAAAGGAGACAATTACAATGCCTCGTATCGTTCGGTGTGCTGATTGTGGTCAACAGGGTCATTATCGACGCAATTGCCCCAACGGCCCTCTACGCGACAAAACGTGCTTAAAGTGTGGTATAACGCGCCGCGTATCCGAATTCAGATTCTATACCTATGAAGATCCCAGAAACTGTCGTTATGGCGATATTTGCTGTGTTTGCCAAGAACTTCGCGGACGCTGCTGCCATCGATGTGGTCAAGTCGGACACCGTATTAACGCATGCCCAATGCCCGATGACGGACTTTACTGGTGCGCGCGCTGTCGATTTCGCTTACCATTAGTGAATTACAAGCTGAGGAAAAGCGGTAATCCCCTCAGTTATTGTCGCACATGCAGCACTTGGAACAGAGATGAAAAACGCAAGGATTTGAACTGGTTGTTTGGCCGTATGCTAAAGTCGGGACAGAAGGCGATGGACAAACGAAATCTACCAACAGCCATCGACCCTGATTTTCTCATTCAATTACTAGAGCGCCAACAATGGATCTGTCACTATTCAGGAATTGAAATGACTACCGACTGTGGTGATTGGGCTATAAGTATTGACCGAAAGGATTCGCTCAAAGGCTATGTTGCAGAAAACGTAGTCCTCTGTTGTTGGCGTTGTAACCAGATGAAACAGGATCTTGACGACGAACAATTCCTCACTCTGTGCAGAATCATACACGAAAACAACGCGTCATAGAGAAAACGTGCGTCAACTTCTCTGTACTGCACTCCCTATCTCAAAGTAGTGGTCATAGAAGGTTTTCATCCCGAGTGCGTACATCCGGTCCCCTTCCATCTGCCAGTAAAGGGCCGGCTTCTCGGAAGCGGTCAGGCGACCGAGACGGGCACCCGCCACCATCTTCAGCTTGCGGGCCACGGTCCAACAGCAGTGGGCTTCCACCAGCATCAGGAAACTGGACTCGTCCTCGGCGCTCGTTTGAAAGGTCGTCGGATCGCGATAAGCCTTGTAGCGAGCGAAGGCCATCTGCGTATCGGTGGGCGCCGGGTAGACGCGGATAGGCGAGCCGGGAATGTTCTGAACGTGCTGAAACGGCTGTGCTCCAAAACGGTTGACAAACGAGTCCCAGTTGGCATCCCACTGCCACCAGTCTGAGGGAGTGTTGAACGAGTAGACACTTATTTCGCCTGGGAGAATCGTGAGTCCTTGAAGAAAAGGAGCTATCCCAAATACAGAAAGCCCCTGAGTGGTGCCCGCAGGACTCCATATTAATTCTAGAACAGATACCCCTCCTGGAAACACCCCTTGCGAAACAGATAGGTTCTGCACCGGATTAAACAAATCATACACACTTTGATTCGCATAGATAGTAAACATTCCCGACTTTTGTATCGGGTAGTGATACATCAAGTCGCGCTGGACACCATTGATAGATTCAATAATCTCGTCGTCAGTTAAATCTGGATCGGCTGGATAACCTCTTCCCCTCACCGCGTCGAGAATATTGTCGTTAGTCATCTCGGTATCCTGAATTGGCACGTATATTGCATCGTCACAAGCAGTCCACCTGACAAAAGGAGAAAATATGGGACGCCCTAAAGGATCACTCGGACGCTGCGGATACTGCGGCAAGTTGGGTCACAATAAAACTAAATGTCCGGTAGACCCCGACAACATGCATGTATGCACTGGATGCGACTACGAGATGCATGATAGTTGCTTCGAAAGGTATCAACCAAATACGTTTACACTTTGCTACGTGTGTTTCCCTGAAAAAGCACACGCCTGCAGAATCTGCGGTGGTCTGGGGCACAACTATAAAACGTGCCCAGATACAGGAAGCGGTACCTTTCACTGTAACGGCTGCGACGAGCTTTTACCACCAGAAGAATTTATCTATCAGGTTGATCCGATGAGTAGAGAGTGGAAACCAACATGCTCCATCTGCTGGTACAAGGCGGCAGAAGAGCGAATTACTACGAATCCAAGAGCCTACCTGATGATGCTTCTCCACAGGTCGAGGAACACGAGATTCTCGAAGAAGAACCCAATGCTTCATAACGACCTCGACATCGAGTTTTTAGTGTCACTACTAGAAAAACAAAAAGGACTTTGTTACTACACCGGACTTCCTATGACAACGACTCGGGGCCACTTCTCAATCAGCCTGGACCGAATTGACCACTCGACAAGCTATCTGAAAGGAAACGTCGTGCTCTGTTGCCAACTGGTCAACATGATGAAATATACGATGTCTCCCCGACAGTTCGTCGCGCTCTGCAAAATCGTCTTAAATCACAATGCCAAAGCGTTTCCAAACACCAGCGTTGATGATCTACGCGACATCAAAGGCTACAAAGGAGTAAGCAAATGACCACCCACAAGACCCGTTACATTGAATTCGGCGACAACGCCGCCGACGTCGATAAAGGAATCGCCGACCTGATCCTGTCTCTCTGGAAACTCGACATTGGCACTTGCAACTCATGCGAGAACAACGTCCCGAAAGGGTTCATCTGGATAGAGTTTCTGTCTGCTATGGACGCCGAGAACTTTCTCAATATCGTCGCCAATCCGTACGAAGATGACCATGACAGTTTTTATCAACACGTCGTCCGCTGCTGGCGTCCATTCAACCGGAAAGAAGAAGACCGCCTCCTGAAATCGGATTGGATCTACAGCATTCACCCGCATGATGATTTAGACATGGACAGCGATGACGACGGTGATTCCGTTGCCATTACGCGTCCCGGTCCAGCGAGTATCGTGTTCAGCGTCTCAATCCGCTTCCCGCGCAAGCACCTTCCGATTGTGATGGAACGGGTTCAGGAAAGGCTGAAGCTCAGCGTTTGGTGTATCGCGGATTGAACGGCTGATGCTCCGTCTGCTTGAACAGCCACAGGTCCGGGTTATTGGAAACCACCTGTACGCCAGCCGGCAGCCGCCCCGTCACGGCTTCCGCTGGGATAAGCCCAACGGCGCCGGGTTCAACGCCATACGGACCCCAATGCTGCGGGCACTTACTCTCGTTTTTCACCCAGGCGAACTTCGGCATCATGCTCTTTCAAAAATCTCCAGGGCTGGAGAAATCTCCAGCCCTGGAGAGGGAACTTAGAGGGTAACTCCGGTCTGACCGCTGTTGATAGAAACAGTAGCCATGGCGTCGCCAACGACGACCTGATGTGCTACACGTGACATAATTCCTTGTTTCTGGTTGAAAGTATCCGGCAGCGTCAGCACGGGCGAAACGTAGTCGAGATACGGTGCCCAAACGTACGGCGTATCCGACCAGTCCTGCCCGCGCCGCAGCACCAGAATCTTGTTCGTGTTCGTCCCCGCCCAGAACGAGGTCTTATACGTCTTGACCCCCGGCGCGGTCCCCATCATGAACGGGGTCAGGGTCAGGCCCGCGAACTGCTCCGGGTTCGGGCCGCTGCGCGGGTCCGTGCCCGTGCGGAACGTCGCCGACAGCTTCAGCCACGCGTCCGGGCCAGCGATCACGTGGGTCATATCGCCGTTACGCTTCTTGAAGATGTCGTTCGATGCCTTGTCCAGGTAGCGAGAAATATACTCGTCCCACTCCTTCTGCGTATAGCCCGAAGGAGCGGTCGTGCCGAAGTTCTCGTTACCGGCCGTCGCGCCGTTCAGCATCTCCTGCAGCACGATCTGGTTCCACTCCAGCGCGATCTCGCGGGCGAGCGACCCGACCAGCTCCAGGCTCGCGTCGAGACCGTGGTAAGCCCGGAGGTCCTGCAGCTCTTCAATGCTCCACGAGGCGTAAAGCTTCTTGTTGTCTGCCGTGACCGAAATGTTCGACAGGCGAAGCTGGATGAGCTGCGCCGTGTTCAACTCGCCGGGGTTATTGGCGTAGGACGAGGAGAACGAGTCCGACCGGTCGATCCGCATCTCGCCCGAGACCGTATTGCCACCCATGTCCACCGAGTCAGTGCCCGGCGACTGGCGATACGCGTCCAGGTAGAAAATCTTCCCATCGGGCCGGTCCATCGGCTGCACCGAAGCCACTTCGGTCGCAATCAACTGCGGATAGACGCGCCGCACCAGCGGGAAGATGAAGATCGCGGAAGACGGGGCGCCCGAGTTGCCGACCGCCGTCACGCCCGAGGGAATGGACTGGTCCAGGAACTGCTCCGCGACAAAACTCGGATCGTGACCCTGCGACAGCAGCATCAGACCTTGAATGGCCGCCGGGCCGTCGAAACCGGCGGTGCGGAACTTCGCCATGTTCGTCAGGACCTTCCGCATCTGCCGGCGCGGGGTCATCAGGTGGTTCGGGACGACGGGCTCACCGTTCTCGTCCTGCTGGATGAAGTGCTTCATCCCCGAGTCCATTCCCGGCAGATCGTCGGGGAGGTCGGCGACCAGCGCCTCGATCACCTCGCGCGGCGTCTGCAGCCCCCGCTCGCCCACGTCCTTCTGCACGCTGAAGCCCTTGCCGGGGAACTTCGGCGCGTCCTGCACCATGTCGGCGATCAGCTTCGTCACCCGCTCGTTCGTCTGCTCCAGCTCGGCGAGCGTCTTGCAGTTGGCATTGGTCAACTGCTTGCGGTAGGCGTTGATGAACGCCGGTGCCCACTCACCCTTAGCTTTGGTCTCTTCGACCATGCTCTCGACCCGGCCGCGCACGAGCGACTGCTCCATCAGAGCCGCCATCTGCGAGGCCCGCTCGATCTCCGGATGCACGGTCGTCAGACCCTGCTCCACCGGCTTCTCTTCCGGCTTCACGGCCTCGACCTTCGTGATCTCGGTGTCCTTCGCCTGTTTCAAATCAGCGGTGATCTTCTCCTGACCCGCAGCCAGCGCCGCCACCGAAGCTGCGAGCTTTTCAACAACTTCCTTCAGTTCCATCTCTTCCTCCGTATCCTCCGGTGTTTGATTGTCCGCTGACTGCAATTGCCAGCCGGTAATGGTTGACCCCGGACTTGCGCCAGAGATCACTGCGTCGAACGCATCGTTGCGGAAACCCCGCTGCACGATGCTGACCCCTGGCGTTCCGTTCCAGTCGCCCACCTTCATACTCCCGGCTCCCCGGCTGGAAATATCGACCGAAACGCCATTCTGAATGAGGACCTGCAAATTCTTCCCGTGGGGGTCGGTCGGAAGAATATCTGCCTCAAATTTGAGTTCGTCGCCCGCGAGTTCGAGCTTCGTATACTTCATCACCGTCCGGTCCAGCGTCGGCTTCCCATCCGCCGGGTGCTGGATCTCGCCGACCAGTTTGCCCTGCTCGATCATCCGGGTCAGCCGCGGCATGTTGTCCTGCCACACCTGCGTCGGGTAAACCTGGTTCTTCGCGTTGACGACGTTGCCGGTGGTCGCGATCCCCGAGACCTTCAGGATGCCAGACTCCTCGTCCAGCTCTTTCACCTGCAGCAGGCAGGTTTGCGATTGGACGAGTGTCTCGTCGCCGCCCGGCGGGTCCAGCCCCTGCAGCACCCAATCGGGCGTGTCGTCGGCTTCCTGCTTCTCGCTGCCGGGCCAATCGGCGCCCATCGCCTTGTATTTGGCCTTCAGCGCCGCCAGGGCCGCGCTCTTGTCGCCCGAGGACGCCTGCACCTTGTTGCCGCGGAACCCTTTGGTGAGGGCCGCGTAGGCGCGGCCCAACTGCGGCACGGTGACTTTGCCGGGCGTCTCCTCGATACGGATTTTCCAGGTAGAAGGCTTCTCAGCGTCCGGCACGATCAGGTAAGCGCCTTTTGAAAACTTCTGGCCGCCCTCGGTCTTGAAATTCTGGCCGGCGTCCTGATCCTGCATGTCGTCATCCGCGCCGTCCCCGTTCTCCGCCGCTTCCTTCTCCGGAGTTTCCTGCGGCATCGTTCCTTTAGGGACCACGACCACACCGACATCGACCTGCTTCGCGTCACCGAACGTGACGGCGAACGTGTTCTTGTTGAAGGTGTAGTCGACTTGCCAGTAGTCGGCCGATTGAGCCTCGTAATCGTCGGCGGCGCAGGTGATAATGTAATTGGGATAAACGGCGAGAATGAACCCGTAATCACCCAGGTACTCGGAAACCTCTTCGTCCGCGTGCGCGGCCAGACAGACACAGCGAATCTGATGCTGCAGGCTGCCGGGGTAGGAGTTGTGATGCGTCTCGCTGTTGTTGAGGCCGCTCTCCTTATACCGGTTGTAGTTATAGTCCTGCTCCAGATCGAAGCCGATGGCGGGGACACAGGTCTCTTCGAGCTGCCGCAGGGCCACCATCTCCGGCTCCGCCGCCTGGTTCAGCCCTTCGATCAGCTCCAGCGCGTCCTTGACGTTGGTCAGGTCGCCCATCGGCGCCTGGTCCAGGTAACTCTTGTAAACGGTGCTCAAATCGGCCCAGAGCCGCTTCATCTCGTTGTCTCCTTGCGCGTCCTGCTGCCGGGCCACCCAGCGGTCTCCCTGCTTGCGGTACTGCTTCTTTACAGCGGACCACCCGATCTTGAACGCCGTCGTTTCGTCACCCGAATGCTGCTTATAGGCCGAGTTGAAGGCGGCGCGGAAGATGCGCTTTGCGTGCCCCGGAAGGCGTTTTACCGCGGCCGGAAGCTGCTTCACGCTGGCGTACGGCATCAGCTTCCCGCTTCCTTACCGGGGTCAATCGCGTGGATCGCCTTCCCCGGCATAACGGGCGCCTTTGAGTTACTTGTCTCGGTGTCGTCGTCCGCGCCGTCACCCCCGGTATCCGGATTGTCCGCTTCGGTGCCCAGGATGCAGTCCCAGATCGGTTTTGGCCCCTGCCCGAAGAACCAGATGCCGATTTCGGCTTCCGCTTCCTCCGGCGTGCGCGACCCGTGAACGACCGTTTTGACCATTTCGATGTTGTAATCGGCCCGGATAGAGCCCGCGTCCGATTTCATCGGGTCTTTCTTCCCGATGATTTGGCGCGCCGCCGCGTTCGCATTCGGGCCTTCCCACACCATCGCGACCACCGGGCCGCTCGTCATATAATCGAGCAGCGCCGGGAACCACTCTTCCTCGGCGTTATCGGTATAGCTCGCTTCGATCATCGCGCGGGACGGCCAGACCAGTTTCATCCCGACCAAGCGCAAGCCTTTGTCCTCAAAACGGGAGATGATACGGCCCACCAGCCCGCGCCGGACGGCATCGGGCTTCACGAGGTTTAAGCTCCACTCCAACGCCGCACCCATTGATTCGCTCCCGTAAAAGGCAATAAAAATCGCAGGGATTCAGAGTCCCTGCGATTATTGTACCCGCTGTCACAAAACAATTGTCTTTTTGGAGTTAAATCTTCACCATGTGAGTAAACAAACCGGCGATGTCGGTCTTGATGGCGTCGACTCCGGCGTTTCTCGTATCAATGGCGGCGTTCGCTTCTTTCGATCCGGACCCGAATTGTTTGATCGCGTCTTCCACCGCGACCTGCAGTGGAACGTATTCAGTCAGCGCCTGGGTCAGGGCCAGTAAATCGTGTTCGATTTCCGCCACATAGCCGTGGGCAAAATCGCCTGCTTTATCCTTATCGAGAGTGTTCACCGCGGCTGCCACCGCCGCGTTGACCCCTTCGACGAGTAAATCGCCGACCGCGCCGCTGATGTCCTTCACGGCGTAAGGGGCCACGAAATGCTCCAACTGGTGAATCAGAGACTTCACGCCGGTCATTTCCAAACCACCTAAAATTTTTTGAACGAGCAAACTCCACATGAAACTTTCTCCTAAGGGTTGGGCAGAGCACCGCTGACGGAATGCTCGCCGCTGTGACGGGCCAGAATCAAAGCGTGAACCGCGTCGATCATCTCCTGTTTGTCGACATGAATACCGGGGCATTCTTTATGCGTGGTGGCCGGGTCCTCTTTGTGCAGCCGCAGCGTGTGACTGTCCATCCCAATCGCCGCGCAGAGCGAGGCTATCGCCGCCACAGCGTTTGTTTTCACCTTCGGATCAAACGCTTCCGCCGTAAAGTCGCCGACCATTTCGACACCCCACGAAATCGCGTTCCAGCTCGGCGAATGAACGCCGGGGACCGTCAACGGGGTAAACACGCTGATCTCCGTGTCCGACACGAACAGATGCGGGCCGGCGTGCCACTGCATGACGTCGCGATAGTAATGCTCCAACCCGTTCATGCGAACCGCCACGGGGTACTGGTGCCACTGATCGAGACGGGGAACGCCGGTGTTGTGGAGAACGATAAACTGGGGTCGCCATGCGTGAAACGGCAGCACATGCACATACTGCTCGAACGTCTCGATGTCGAAGGAACGCTTGACAGCGGGTATCCAATTCATCGGGCCTTCTCTTCCTCGAAACAGCAGCGGGTCTTTCCCGCTTGACGCGCCGTTATCATCCCGGTAAGATGGGCGCGTTCGTATCGAAGGGCGCGTTCCAAGAGCCGGCCCCTCTGACCAGGGGCCGGCTGCCCCTAACTCGTCGCCTGCGTCACATCAGAGGTAATGACGAACGTCCCCTTGGCGAGCGTCCAGATATTACCCGTGGTATCTTTCCCCTGAATGTCGCCAAACAGGGTATACTTCCGAAAATCGAGGGAGGCGGTGTTGGTCGGCGAGATGGTGACCTCGGCCAGGCCATGCGACGGGTCGATCAGGGCGATGCCGCTGCCGAGGGTCAATTCGAACACCGCGTTGGCATCGCTGTCGGACAGGTGCAACTTCCCCGTCACCCAGAACTTCTGCCACGTCGTGATGTTTTGCACGACCCCCGTCAATTTGTCGACCACGGTGAAGCGGAACAGATGCGTGTCGCCGCGGGTAAACGAAAGCGAAAAATCGCTGTAATCGCTCATAATGGTTTACCCCACGACCGTAGCGACATACTGCCCGAGATCGGCGACGGTGGCGACGTAGTTGACCAGCGGCGGAACGATAAACTGCCCCGCCAGGATACCCCGGTAGACCCACAGCACGTCCTGCTGCGCGCCCTGATCGACCGTGCCGGAAGGGAGAGGTAGGATGTGAGCCCACCCGCCCTGGGACAGCGCTGATCTTCGTTTCTGCGCGGTATCGATCATGGCCCGCTCTGCATCTTGCTCTTGGTGAAGGTGGTCCCGTCGTCACTGAGACTGGCCTTCGAAATGACCGACCCCGCGTCATTCTCCACCGCTTTCAGCGAGGCGGTCGAGGTGGCGGTGTTGCGCCATTCCATGTAGAAATACATCAGCAGTTCGGCCAGCGTGGGCGTAACGGGTGGTAGACCCTGCGCGTTCTCGGACAGGTTCGTGCTGGTCAGCACCTGCGTCGCGACCTGCGCGGCGGTCGGCGGGGTTGTAGCCAGACTGTAGCCGGTTTTGTCGTTGTTCGTGCCAACCGTCACCGCGGCAGTCACGCTGCCAACCGCGCCAGTGACCGAGCCCACCGAGCCGGCGACATTACCGGCCACGCTGCCGACGGCGCCGGTCACGGCGGCTACAGTCTCCCCGCTCGTGTGTGTGTCGGCCGAAACGAGCGCGCGATTATCGGAACCGAGCGCCCAGTTCGCGAGCTTGAGACCGATGGAACCGACGGTCGAGAAGCCGGAGGTCAGTGCATTCCAGATCGCGGCGATGCCGGCGCCCGAGAGGGAATAGCCCGTCTTATCGTTATTCGTCCCCACGGTCACGGCGGTCGCCACACTGTTCACGCTGCCCGCCACGTCCCCCGAAACGGAGTTAGCCGTCACCCGCAGGGAGCTGTCCGTCGCCGCCAGATCAAACGCCAGCACGGCGTAGGTCGTCGTGTTATCCGGATTGGTCTGCCATGCCCGGTCGACGGTAGCGACCTTCGTGCTGCCGACATAGCCGGTGATGACCCGCGCTTGTCCGCTGCCGGTGCCGCCATACAGTTTAATCACCTGGCCCACATACAGGTTGTCCGTGGCCGAAGCACCCGCAGCCAGCGTAATCGTCGTCGCGGCGCCCGCCTGGGCCGTTCCGTTCTGCAGGAGGAAGCTCTCCAGGCTGGAGAGGCCGTAACCGGTCTTGTCGTTGTTGGTGCCCACCGTGACGGCACTCGTGACGCTGTTGACGCTGCCGGTCACGTTCCCTTCAACGGCCGCGACCCCTTCGCCGAACGTTCCGGCCGTCGTGTGGCTGGCGCGCGGCTCATTCCAGACGGCGGCGGCGTTTTGCGCGGCCGTCGGCACCGAAGGAATGGAGATCGCATCGAACGGGATGATCTCGAAAACGCTGGTGCTGTCCGGATTGGTCGCCCAGGCGGAGCCGACCGTCGCCACCTTCGTCGCCCCCACATAAGCGGTAATGAACCGCGCCTGGTGCTGGCCCGTCCCGCTCGTAATAAAGAGCAGCCCGTTGTTATAGAAGCTGTCGGTGGCGCTCGCACCCGCGTCAAGCGTGATCGAGGTGCTGGCCCCCGCCTGGGCCGTGCCCGTCCGGATCTTCTGCAGCGCCTGCCCAAAGGTCCCGCTGGTCGTGTGGCTTGCCAGGCTCTCGTCCCAGACGGCCCCGAGCGCCCCGGCGGCAAAAGTGCTGCTGGTCACCGAGCCGTTCAGGAGGGAGTAGCCCGTCTTATCGTTGTTCGTGCCGACGGTCACCGCGCCGCTCGTCAGGCTGATCTGGTTCGCCCCCGTGCCGCTCTGGACACCGACGTTGCCGCTGGAGAGATTGATCTGATTGGCGCCAGTGCCGCTCTGCACGGGAACCGGGCTCGTCACGCTGTTGACGCTGCCGCCGACATTCCCGGTCACCGAAGCCACACTGCCCCCGACGTTCCCCGTCACCGAGCCGACGCTGCCGCCCACGTTGCCGGTGACCGAGCCCACGGCGCCGATCACCTGCGTTACCGCGTCCCACGGCAGGATAACGAAGACACTGGTGTTGTCCGGGTTCACCACCCAGTTATCGTTGACTGTGGCAACCTTCGTGGCGCCCACGTAGCCGGTCACAAAGCGGGATTGCCCGGCCCCCGTCCCGCCGGTCAAATAGATCAGGCAGTTATTGTAGAAGCTGTTCGTCGCTGAGGCCCCGGCGTCAAGGGTAATCGTGCCAGCCGCGCCCGCCTGGGCAGTACCGGAGCGAACATCCTGCAGGCGCTGTCCGAAGGTCCCCGAGGTCGTATGGCTGGAGATCGACTCGTCCCAGACGGCGCCCAGCGCCCCCGACCCGAAGGAAGCCGCGGTGATCCCACCGGAGGCGACCGATCCGACGCTCCCTGTCACATTCCCCGACACGTTGCCACCGACGTTCCCGGTAACACTGCCCACGCTGCCGACGACATTCCCGCCGACGTTACCGGTGACGGAGGCGACGGAGCCCCCGACATTCCCGGTGACGCTCCCCACCGAACCCGTCACGTTTCCATTGACAGCGTTCGCGGCAATGGCCAGGTTAGCATCCGTGGCTGCCTGATCGAGGGAGAGGATCGCATAGAGGGAGGTGGCGTCAGGGGTGGTGATCCATGCCCGGTCGACGAGGGCCGCCTTACTGACGCCGGTGTAAGCAGTAATGATCCGGGCCTGACCTGCCCCAGTTCCACCGTATATCTTAATGACCTCACCATTGTAGAGGCTGTCAACGCTGGAAGCCGATGCTGCCAGGGCAATCGTGGTCGAGGTCGCTGCCTGCGCAGTGCCACTGTGCAGGATGAAGCTTTCCAGCGTCGAAAGACCATAACCGGTCTTATCGTTATTCGTGGTCACCGTCACCCCGCCGACAACACTGCCCACCGAGCCCGTCACGTTTCCGTTGACCGCGTTGGCCGCGATCTGCAGCGAGGCGTCCTTCGCGGCCAGATCAGTCTGCATCAGCAGGAACACACTGGTCGTATCCGGTGTCGTCGTCCACGCGTGATCCACCGTCGCGACCTGCGTACTGCCCACATAGCTCTTGATTACGCGGGTTTGCGTGAGCCCTGTGCCGGCGCTAATGACGATCAGGCAGCCGTTATAGTAGTTATCCGTCGCGACCGCGGCGCTGGTGAGGGTGATCGTGGTCGACGTGGCCGCAACGGCTAAGCCACCTAGCACGCCAATCGAGGGGGTCACATCGATCCCCTTAACCGCGAAAACACTCGTGTTGTCGGGGTTGGTGCGCCAGGCGCGATTGACAATCGCCACCTTGGTACTGCCGGTATAGCTAACGATGGTCCGCGCCTGCCCGACCCCGGTGCCGCCCACGATCTGCACGACCTGGTGGTTGTAGTAGTTATCAGTTGCCGAACCACCCGTTAAGGTGATCGAGGTCGCCGATCCCGCCGAGGCGGTCCCACCCAGAGTCACGGTGCAGTCCGCGCCCCCGGTGGCACCGGCCGCCGCGTTCGGAAGCGCGGTCAGCCCGAAGCGCACCCCATCGTTCACGTCCGTATCCGTCAACTGGATTTCGAGGTTCCGCGGCACCAGGTTTGTCGCACCGCGGATGACGACAACCACGCTGTTCCCCGAGGCGACGGCGGCATTCGGCAGCCCCAATTCGTAGATACCGGGCATGTGAGTCGCATCGACTTCAACGAACCCGCCGCTGCTCCAGGTGCCGAGCGTCCCCGCCGACAACGTAATCGCCGTCGTTGCGTTATCGCCCTCCCGAATATAATAGGCAATCAACCCGCTGCTGGCGCTCGTCAGGCCCGTCAGACCGGCACCGGTCGTAGAGGTGGAATCCTGGAGGAAGACCTTGACGGTTTTACTGGTCAAACCGCGATGCAGTTGGTGCTTCATCCGTTCATCCCCCCATCGAGTCCCTGCGCGACCAGAATACTGCCGCTCGTATCCGCGTGTTGGACAGCCCCCATATCCAGGAAGCCCGTCGTCCCCGTATTGCCGGGCCATGTTCCCGGCGTTCCCGACGCCCGGCAGGCAGCGCCGGCCCCGGCTGTGTTGTTCAAAGCAAAGTTCGCGCTCGTGCCCGTGGTCGGTCCCACGTACGGGGAGCCGCTCAGGGTGACGTCCATCGTATTCGTGTAAGGGTTGACGCCGTAAATGCCGGCGGTGCTGTCGGCGTTATTGCGCGCGCCGCTGGTGTTCGAGTAGTAAGCGTTGCCGTCGTATTGATAGGCGGCCGGCAGCGCGGCAGCATTGTCCAGATTCAAGCCAAATCCGCCGTTGCTCGTCAGCAGGTTGTTGCGGATGGTCATGCCGAGCTGGCTCGTGGCGCCGCGCAGCCCGTCCCGGCCGTTATTATGGACGGTATTGTTCAGGATACTCGTCACCGAGGAAAAGAAAATCCCGTCTGAGCTGGCGCCGCTGTTGTTGCAGACGATGTTATAGGTGCAGGCGAACCCGCTTCCCAGATTAATGCCCAGGCTGGTGTTGTCATGGACGAAACAGCGAGTGACAAGGCCGGTAGTGTTCCCTGATCCGGTGATTGCTCCATTCGCACCCGAGTTTCCGGTTGCCTCACATTCTACGGCGGAAGCAGAAGTACCCAACGTAATCCCCGCCGTGGTGCAATTGGTGACCTTGCATCGAATCACGAACCCCGAGGTAAACGTGGTGATCCCCGAGGAGGTCCCCAGGCTCGACCCGTTCACGTCGCACTGCTCGAAGAAGAAAGCGTTTCCCGTCGCCTTCAGGCCGGTCAAACCGGTGTTCGTCGAGAGCGTGACCGTCAGATGAGTGGTGTCGCCCCGCGTGCTGCCGTAACCGATCAAGCGGGTGGGCGGCGCGGCCGCGGAGGTGTTTGCGACCGCTTGCGCGAACGTCGTGGTCGCGGTCGAGATAAAGTTTCCTGTGCCGTAAGCCTTGTTGGAGGCAAGCATCGCACCGGACAGCTTCGTCAAGGTCGCCAGCGCCCCACCCATGTTGCCGGTAGCATTGGTGGTGGTGCCGCTCGTAACGACGTTCCCGTTAACCGTCCAGGTCGTCGACGTTTGCGCCGTAATGTTGTAAAAACCCGCCGTAACGTTCGTGCCGGTCAGCATCTGCACGACGTTTCCGATATCGGCGGCAGTCGGCGTATAGCCGCCAGTAAACGTAATGACGTTCGTGGTAATGCTCGTTGTAATGGTCGAGTTGTCGATGACGACAAAGGCGGCGTTCGCCTGGCTGCGGTCGGTGCCGCTGGCACCCGCGATGAAAAAGCCGCCCCAGTTGTCGTTCCCGGTGGCTTGCCGTACTTCGCCGACGGCGGCAGCAGTGATCGCCATGGTTTATCTCACCGGGAGCGCAGCCAGCTCGGGACATTCGCCCCCGAAGCACTCAAAAGGTTATCTCGCAGCCAGCACGACAAACCGTGGGCCTGCGCGGCCGGCAGAGAAAGCCGAATCGCCGCCTCGTGCAACTTCATCGCCAGGCCCTGCGCCTGTTCGGCGGTCAGCGTGAGCGTGACACTCTTCGGGTTGACGGCGCCCTGCACCAACTCCAGCACGGCCTGTCCCTCGCTGACCTGGACGCGAATGAGTTCAGGCGGTGCAGTCCATGGGGCCTCCCACCACAAAAGATGCTCGACAGGTTCCGTCATCGAAGTATGCCTCACGAAGAATTACTAGTATATCCTTAGAAGCGCCCACCGCCGTTTACTTCAACCTGCTTGATTTGATTCAAAACCGCGTTCGTTGAAGCCTCGTAGTGGGTAATGACAGCCATAGCCTCCGTTATTATGGCTGTAGCAGCAATCCCTGTAAGAATCTGCCGCCCATCCGTCGCCGCGCCGTCGACAATCACATCCGTCGTATTGGGGATGATACTGCTCATCGAATTGGCGTTCCAGTAATTGACAATCGATTTGGCCGTATAGTACAACTGCGACATCAAATCGGCAGTCGGCCGCACCTGATTGTTCGCAAAGGCAACGGCGAGGGGATTGGTGATGTTGGCCATGGCGATTCTCCGTATCTCTCGTCCGACGGAACTCACGGTTACAAAAGAGTCACTGTCTTTATGATAGCCCATGGGTCAGATATTGACCGTTTTAGACCCTTAGCCGCGCATCGCAGTCAGAATCGTTTGCGCTATTTTCGTATGACCGGCCTGATTGTAATGCGTGCCGTCTCCATAACCGTAGGCCGCTTGGATATCCCAGTGGTTTCCCGCGTCGCCGCCGGCCCGGAAGAGACCGACCGCGCTGTCGGCATTGACCACGATGGCTCCATACGTCGCGGCGAGGGCCGTCAGGGAGGCGTTGATGCTGTCCCGCTGCTGCGACTGCCCATTGGTCAGCGTCGTGCGCGGCAGGATCAGGAGGATGACAGCCTGCACCCCTGCCGCCTGGGTCGCCGTCAGCAGGGTGGTCCAGTTCGCGAGAATGGTTGCCGAGGAGACGCCGGTCGCGATGTCGTTCGTGCCGCCCTCGATGATGGCATACCGGGGATTGTACGCCAGACAATCGGTCGTGAAGCGGGCCACGATATCGCTGGTCAGATTCCCGCTGATGCCCGCGTTCAGGACGCTCGGCAGCGTCGGCATCAGATAGGTGCTGATCGGGACTTCCAGGTTCGTCGTCTCCGTCGTCTCCAAAAACGAGACGTGGTTCGGAAAGCCACTCACAATCGAGTCCCCGATGATCACTGCCGTCGGCGCGCTCATGTAAACCTCAATGGGCAGCGTGTCGCCCGCGAGCGCAAACTGCGCCTCCCACGCAAACCCGATGGCACCGGGAGTAACGTTGTTCGTGAAGTACGTGGTGGTGCTGGGCACGCTGCCCGCCGCTGTCCAGGGACCGGGATCAGGCGCATTCCCGTCGAGCCGGTAACCGAGGTAGTCGCCCTCGGCCGCCGGCAGGCCCGGCGAAAGCGTCACGGTGCTGACCGCGCCCGCGGTGATCTGCCCAATCAGATTCGCTCCGGGGGAAGCCGAGATCCCGTCGTAGAGGCTGCCCGCCCCGCCCCGGCGCCGCCAGACTCGCAAATAGAATCCCTGCCCCGTTAAACTGGATGGCCCCTGCACCTTGACTTGGGTGATAATTCCGCTCTTCTGCATCCGCCACGCGTGCCCCACCGTCACGAACTCGCGATAACCGTTGGCGCCGCCCCACGGCAGCGACTGCGGGCCGGCGGAATAGCCATGCGGCGCGACCTTGACCAGCCCGGTCGACGCGCGATAGATGCGGTTCTTGACGAGGGAGCCCATTTCAGATCAATCCTGACGGAGTGTGATGGCGAGCGACAGGTCCGTCGAGTTGGCATACGTGGGCGTCCCCCGGCAAACGAGCAGTACGTAGCCAATCGTGCCGGGCGTCGGCTTCAGCCGCAGGCCGACATTGGTGAGGGTCGCGATGGAGTTCGCGCTGAAAGACGCATAGTTGGCGCTCAACACGCTGACATGCCCGGCCAGGGCCGTCACATCGCTGGCGGCAATGACCAGGGTCGCCTTGTCGGTGTAGGTCGTCGAGATGGTGGCGGTGTTAAAAAAGATGACGTCGACGGCGGCGTTCTGCTTCGAATTGTCGTAGAGGGTGATCGTATCAACGACCGCCCCCAGACCGGCATTCCGAACCACGCCGGTAAAAGTCTGAACGAGGCCCAGCAACTGCCCGGTGGCATAAGCTGAGCCTGACGTTACTCCCAGATTCCCAGCAAAACGAACCGTATGCAGCGGGACATCGATGCTGTCGTTGGTATTGTCCAGGGTATTCGCCAGCGTGCTCGGCAGCCCATGCGTGGCATCGACGGGAGTTCCATCGCTCAAAGTTAAAGCCGCTTGACGATCTACATGTCCAGCCATCGCTCTTCTCTTTCTCCGTCAGGGCTCGACCCGCTCCCAGCCATGCCGGCAGCTTCGCGAATAGGCACAGATGGACTCGGGGGAAAGGAGATCGTTCTCATCCAGGGCCAGCACGGGCTCTCCAAAGCGGGCCAGGCACGGATCGCAGGTCCGCTCGTCCTCCGGTCCCACCCAGAGATACATAGACACTCCTTCCAGATCACTCTCCGAAAGATCACCGACGTCCAGGTCGTCGGTCAGATGAACGCCATTCGCCTGCAGCTTTGCCCTTGTGACCTCAATCGCCCCGGCCCGGTACCCGTCCAGCCATGCCCGCCAGACCAGGGCTTCGGCCAGCATTCCGATCCGGAACTCTTCGCCATCAAAGAGCCGCCGCAGCAGCGCCGCCGCCTCGCCCACCGTCATGGAATCCTTGACAATCGCTTCCAGCCCCGGACTACGGGCCGTTCCATCGCGCAGCCCGGTTTCCAACCGCCGGATATCCTCGTCGAACTCGCCCAGCACGGCGTCTTTGAGCCGCGTCGAGATCGGGCCTTCTGTTAACGTCGTTTTCCCCACCTCCGCGAGCGCCTTCTTCCGGCCGATCTCGAACAACTCTTTCGCCTTCGCATCGGCGATGGCCCGATGCCGACGCAAGAAAAGAAGGAGCAGGGTCAGGATGGCAGCAAGGCGAGAATGATCGACAGCAGAATCCTTGTCATCTTCGCCCAGTTCGTAATAAGCCAGCGCCGCATCTTCTTCCGCATCCGTCACCGCCTTCGGTTTCTTCGCCTGGGCCAGTCGCCCGGTCGCCACGTCATCGGAGCGCCCGGAGAGGCTGGCCATCACCTCGCGTTCGAGACGATGGTAGGAGGCCAGCAGCAGCTTCTCTAACTGGCCCGCGCTGTCTGCAAGACCCGGCTTGACCCACGCGCCTCTTTCGCGGCGCTTCGCCTGCAGCAAACGGCAGCCGTGCAAAAGCTCCGTCACCTGCGAATGGAGACACTGCAACTGCGGCGGCGTCCAGCCGCTAAACATCGTCTGTCGTGCGCAAGTTGCCACTCCCAGGGATCAACGACACAGCGGAATGCGTTTCTACCCAAGCCCGAGCCCCACAGGACAACGGCTTCTCGGGGTTAATCATTTGACTTGGGCCATGAACGATCACCTTCTGGGCTCGATAAGTACGGCCTTTCCATTTGGTTGTAAACACAGGATCGTTCGTCCCATGGAGACGATTAGACGCGATCACCTGCTTATTGACATGAATTCGTTTCAAACTCCCCGCCGGAAGAAGCTTGCCTTCTTCAGTCAAAGTGTTTTCTCCCCCTAGAGTTGGAAACCGTTTCTCTGCTCGGAAATCCGCTCGAACAATGCTTCTCTCGTCCGGTGCAGCCGTTCGGCGCGGCCGATGCGGAAGCTTTGACCCTGGTTCTCCAGTTCGCTTTGGACCAACATCTGGAGATCCGTCAGCGTACTCACCAGCAGCCCCGCCGGGACTCCCTGGTCCTCCGGCCCGCTGTCCGTACCTGCCTCACCGGCGTCGTCCGTGTTGCCACCCTTACCGCTCGACAGCTTGCCGTTCACATTCACGCGGAAGCGCCCGTCTCCGCCGCGGCGGCTCGGCGTTCCCGTTCCGCCGGCCCCGGCGGCGAACTCGGGCACGAGCTTCCCGGCCATGGCCATCTGCCGCCGCAGCTCCTCCTGCTCTTCTTCGTTCTCCTTGACCCACTCCATCAAGACCTCTTGCTGGTCACTCTTGAGTTTCATGAACATCGTCGCGACCAGCTCGGGCGGGAGACCGCCCAACACCTGCGCAAACAGGTCCGCCGCCTGCGCCATCGTGAACAGCACCTTCGCGTCCTGATACTGGTCGTCCGTCGAGACTTTGGGGAGGTTCAGGCCGACACCCAACTCGTCTGAGTCCCAACCCTGGAACGCGAGCTGGTAATGGGCCAGCTTCAGGAGGCCGGTGCGCAGCACCGCCTGCACCTGCCGCAGGGTGCGCGCGAACTGAATGTCCTCGGCCGAGAGGCCCGCATCCGTCAGCGCCCCACTGCGGCGCACGAGGTTCAGATATTTGCTGGGTACCTTGAGACGGGCCATCAGCAGCGCCTGATGATAGAGGACGTCATCCACGTTCATCAACTGCTGGTTCTGAGCGGACAGCAGCTCGACACCACCCTTGCCTGAGCCGTCGTCGGGAAGATAAATGTCCGTCTCCACCTGAAACGGCCGCTCGCGAGTGAACAGTTGGTTGTTCTCGTCGAGCCCGTACCGCTTCGTCATCTGCCGCTTGTGTTCGGTGATAGCGCGAATGTTGCGGTCCAGGTCCCATTCCGGCTTGACGGGCACCTTGTGAAGGTACTTGTCGTAGGCGCGAATGAGACGGGCCAGCGCCATGCCGTCTTCCATCTTGACGAGGCGCTTCCAGGTGCGCCGGGCCGGCATCATCAGCCCGGTCCCCTGCCAGCCGCGCCGCGCCCCGTAGACGAAGGAGATCATGCCCCACTCGGGGAAATCAATCGGCTTCCCGTACTGCGCCCCGTCGAGCCGCTGCTGATAGCCCGGCTGTTTGTTGCCAAAGCCATCCAACATCGGGGAAATCTGATAGGAAGGCAGGTGCTTCAGCCGGCGAGCGATGCCGCTCTCATCCCAGACGACCTCGCGGAACTCCTCCCCGTTGCGCACGAAACCGCGCACGATCTGCCAGCACTCGGCGCCCAACTCCAGGCGCAGCTTCATCTCGTTCAAGATGACCATGGCGGCTTTGGCCTGGTCATCGTTGCGGTCCATGAGCCACTCGAAGCTATCTACTGAGGTATCTTCGTAGCCCGTAGCACAATCTGCAATGATGTCAAGGGCCGTTGAGATGAGCGGATCTGATGAATCCATCTCGCGCAAATCTGAATAGACCGCCCTCCTATCCCAGCCAATTTTCCAGTAGGTCGAGGAAAATGAACTGAATGCCGCCTCGCCTGCACCTAATTCCGAGGTATTTTTCCCCGAAAGCTGAGGATAAGTCGTAACATCTCCGCGAAGCAAAACTTTGAGAATCTTGCTCCCAAGCTTTGATATTACCCCTCGTTTCTTTCCTGGGTCTGGGAAGGGTTGGAAAGGCGCCCCCATCATTTCGACGGCTGTAACAATTCCTCTTCTAGGCCGAACTTTAGCCTACAAATACCAACCCGAAGGGGGTTGACATTTCGTCACTACTCCGATAAACTAATAGGGACAGATGAAACCTGTTCCTCTTTCCTTTTCCCGTATATACGACAGGGAGGCGTTCCATGAACCGTGCCGATATCTCCTCGCCGCCGGTTGACAGTGACGAGGCGCTTCGCCTGCGAAGCATCTGGACCTTCATCCACATGCGCTGCTACTACCCGACGCACCGTCCCTACAAGAACTACGGCGCGCGAGGCATCGTCATGTGCGACGAATGGCGCGATAATTTCGAGGCATTTCGCCTTTGGGCGGTCACCCACGGTTACGACCCCAGCCTGACCATTGACAGGATCGACAACGATAAGAATTACTGCCCCGAGAACTGTCGCTGGTCTACGCGGCGAGAACAAAGTCGCAACAAACGAAACAACATCATTGTAACCGCGTTTGGTGAAACCAAATGTGTTCAGGATTGGGTAAAAGATCCACGGTTCAACATCAGCCACCAACAACTGATCAGAAGAATTCGAAAAGGCATCGATCCTGAAAAAGCTCTCACCACTCATTCCCAGAAAAGATACTTCAAGTCCGCAACTGAAAAGGAATGCTCAGGTTGTCACAAGATCAAGTCTCGCTCCGAATTCCATCCCTCTGGAAAGCCAGGACCGGAGCCCAACCGACCGAAATGTAAGGAGTGCGACTCCGAAGAAATGCATCAACGGTCAGATTGCAAGCGAAGATATCAAAAACTCTTCAAGGGCGAAAAGAAACGAGAATGCGGGCGATGCCATAAGATTAAACTCAATGAACTATTCTATCCCGTCACTACAAAATATGGAAAAGTCGTTCCCAACTCGCGCTGCATCACCTGCTGCAACGCAATATATCTGGAACAAAAAGCCAAGCGTGCTACAAAGAAGTAACCGAATCAGGGCCGCTCATTGAGCGGCCCCGACTCATCCTCCAGTTTCCTTATTCGCCTTTGCCGCAGCCAGACGCACTTCTTCCCTGACCTTAGCCGTTTCGTAAACCACCTTGGCGACTCCGGCTACCGCAACCAGTGCCGCGCAGACCTCCGTCAGCGTCACTCCCGTTGCCGCCGCTAACAAGATCAGCATCGCGTCTCTAACCCGCCGGAGCCGGTTCAACCACCGGGGCCGGCGCGGGCACGATCTGACTCAGGGAAGCGATGTCCTCGTTGATCGAGGCCGCTTCCGCCGACAGGTCGACCGGCACATTCGCCGCGATCTGCCCTTCCAGCTCCGTCAACTTCGCCGCAACGCGCGTTCCCACATCGGTCACCGCCTGCTTCAGCGAGGCCAGCACCGCCTGAAAATCTGCCTGTGTCATCATCTCCTCCTCTAAACGCGCCAGTCTCGCCTCAATCCGACGCAGGCGCCCGAAAAACATTAACCGAGGTCTCCGTCTCCGCCCCACGCCTCGGCGTGCCAGCCCTTATCCCAGCCCTCAACGGCCGAGAGAATGGTGTCGCCGCGCTGCGTGCCTTCCGCAAGGCCGGAGCCGTAGTCCATCTGCGGGTGCGGGCCAATCGGCCACGACTTCATCCCGAAGCCATCGTGCGGCCCCACGGGGATCTGATCCTCCAGCCCCGCCCAGCCGTTCGCTCGACCATCCATCTCCGCCACCGGGCCGTTACCACCCGACGGCGAATACCAGCCCTGCTTGTCGAGTCCGCCACCAATTCCGTCCATGTCGCATCCCTCCTCTGTACCCTTATTGTAACGAAGAAGGCGAAAGCAACGCGCTTATCGCCAGAAGAGACTTGTGTAAGGTCCGCAGGTGATTCAAATCCGCTTTCCCGCGCATCACCTGCGCCTCCAGATCCAGCACGAGGACCTTCTCGGATTGCGTCATCCCCCAGAGCTGCGCGGCCCGCGTCTCCGCATTCCGCCCCGTAATCACGCCGCTCTCGTCGGCCAGCAGGGCGCTCTCCCGCGTTTTCACCATGAACTCCTGCTCCTGGCGGCGAATTTCCAGGGAGACGACCTCCGTCTCCAACGCGTGCAGTTGTTCCGTCACTTCCAAAAGTCTTTTGATCAAATCGGCCTTTTTCACCCCATTATAGTACCTCCGAAACCAAAGAAAATCCAGCGGCTCTCTCCGCTTCGCTTTGCTATACTGAAGACGAGGGAAACCGATGCCAAAGGGCCGTGAACAACGAGAGCGAGAGCAGCGCGCCGCCGTCCTCGCCGACCTGATCAGCGTCGCGGAAGCAGCGCGCCTGATCGGCGTCAACGAGAGTTCCATCCGCAAAGCGATCAAGGCGGGGCGGTTGACGGCCCGGAAGATCGGGCCAGTCCATATCGTCAGTCGCACAGAGGTCGCAGGTTACGCCGTCGTGGGCCACCGACCGCGCAAAGTCCGCACTTTGACGAATCGGTCTTTCCCCGCATAAACTGTCGACGGACGAAAGGGTCCATCCATGGCAAAGCACGACGTCGGACATTCGGCGCAGCGACCCACCCGCGCCGGGGATATCGAAATCTCCTTTCTCTCCGGCGACGAAGAGTATATGGTGACCCTCTCGCCCGAAAGCGCCATGTCCCTGATGGAGGCCCTTCGCATCGCCCTGGAAACCGACGGCCATTTACCTAAAGTGGGAACTTCGAATTAGACAATGAATGACAACCTTCTTTTAGCTTCACCCGATTGGACGCGGTTCACTGACCAGGAGCTTCGCCGGGCCATCACCCTCGCCAAGATCCAGGGCCGCAAGACCTATGACCTCCTCGCCGCCCGCCACGAGGAACAGGGCACCAAGATTCCGCCGCCCTCCATCGACCTGTATGCCCGCCACTGCATTCTGATTGCCCCGAACGGCAAGGACCTATGGCCGCGGTGGGACGGGCAGCGCGTCATCGATCTGGTCGCCGACCCCCGCCTTTACTGGTTTTGCACCCTCTACGACCAGCGATATCGCAAACACCTAAACCTCGGGCCACTGTCCCGGAACATCCCCCTCCTCAAGGCGCGGGCCAGCCACGCCTGCAGTCAGTTTGAGAAGATCCGCAACAACCTGGCCGTCAAGGCATTCCTGTTCTCGGTAAGCGGGGGAGGGATGGGGAACTCGCAGCCGCTGGAGGAGATGCAGCAGATGCACGATGCGGCCCTCGACTTTTCGATGCTGGCCCTGATGGAGTTAAACGCACGCATGGATGGTTTTGTTTCGACATGATCTTCCTCCACTTCTTCGAAGCCTCAGCGGGTCTCGTCTTCGGAACGCTGGCCGGCGTCGCCCTCTTCGTCCTCGCCTTGATCCAGGGAGAAGAATGGCTGATTCGCTATACAGAATGGAAATGGGAGCGGTGGTGGCGCAACCGATGAACCAGAGTTACGACCAGCCCCCGCCCGACATCATTTGCGAGCAGTGCCGTCAATCCGTGCAGCGCGTCTCGCGCTATCACTGGGCTGTGATGTGGCTCTGCTGCGACTGTTTGGAAAGGAGTAACCAGGAGTATGACTTACGAGACAGAACTTTCCCAGCGACTGCAGGACCTGCAGAATCAACTGGCACAGGTGACCCAGGAACGGGATTCCCTGGACCGCTCTAAAAGCGTCTATCAGGCCCGCATCAGGCTGCTGGAATCCGCCCTCGCCCGGCGAGATTCGGCAATCGTCCTCTGGCATGGGAAGTTTCTGATGTTGAAGCAAGAGAACAACGCGCTTCGTCGCTGCCGCGACAAGAAACAGCAGGAAATAGACGAGTTACGAAAGTCGCAAGGAGGTTTACCCGCCTACGCGATCTTTCAGAATCGAAATCCTATGGACCACAGCGAGGAGGTATAGCTTCTATTATGCTCGACGACAAGATATCGCAGTATCTGGACATCCTCGCCAAAGCCGCCGCCCATGTTGGGCCAGAGGAAACTCGTTGTTGGAACCTCTGAGCCGAATACCATCCGATCAGCAACCCCGAACCGGCAGCAATAATTACTGACGCGCTGATGCAACCTTAAACTATGAATGAACCCGCATCTCAACAGTTGAACGAACTCATTTCTGAAGCGAACGCCAACATCGACACGATTCTCGCCGAACAAACCGACCCGAAGCAAGCCGCGACCCTCGCCAACGAGATCAAAGAGATCGCGCGAGAGTTCTTCGCCGGCTGCTTGAAACGATACTACGCCCTTGTGCGGGCCGAGGAAGATCAATGCCAGGAGTAGACAATCGAGAAATGACCCACAATGGCTGCCGCCTCTGCAATCAAACGATTTGCCATTGCCATTGGTGCTCGATGAAGATTATCGAGGAACGGGATAAGGCGCAGCGCGAAGCGGAAGATTACCGGGACGAACTGGAGGAACAGAAGAAGGAGTTCGACTGTGTTTACAAATCAGCCAGCGACCGCCTGAAGACCATCCTCGAACTGCAGGCGGAGGTAAACACCCTCCGCAAAGCCTTGGCTAACCGCGGCGAATGGGTGTCCTACGAAGATCATTGCGTCGTTTCTGAGAAACTGCAAAATGAGCGCGACGAGGCCCAAGAATGCGCCCGTAAATACCTGCCCCACGTCAAGTACAGTTACGACGACATGAACAAAGGTCGCGCCTACGAGCGAGAACAGCGGGCCAAATACAGTTGGCTAGGTCCTCCTGAAACCCCGATTGACGACGTTCCTGATTAATCGGGTACCATAAAGGAGGAGGCAACCCATGAACTACCTCGAACTTTACGATCAGGACGCAGGCGCAGCCGATGCAACTACGGTGGGGAATGGCGGCCTGGGGATGTCACCTGCAGAGCGGGCCAGCGTCTCGTCGGCTGCCTCGCGCAAAAAGAAGAAGCGCCTTACTCGCACTTCGCCGTCACCCAGCGGTAAGCCATCCGTCGACGGCGTGTCCCATCCTCTGTCGATGGCCGGAACGCCGCCCAAACAGGAGACCTAAAATGGCAACGTACCTCGATCTATACACCCAGGATGAGGGGATGAGCAAGGAAACGCTCGACAAGTTCCCTGCTGGGGACGATAAGGTCGGTAAGCCGAAGAAGCCCAAACAGAACTTGAAGGCCCCCTTCAAAGATAAGATCGGCAAGGGCGGCACCAAGAAGACGAAGGAAGGAACGACAACCGCCGGTCCAGACGACCGCATGGACCCCGCTGATGCCCACAAGGCACATCCAGGATTCGACTCTTACAAATGACGCTGTGGAATCATTATGCTCTTGCTGATCCGCGCATATCCGATGAAGTCCTGTCCGTTCGTTATATAGGCAGGACTACTAAAACAGAAAGTGCGCGATATAAAGCTCACCTTCAAGACGCCAAAACGAAAGGAAAAAGTTACAAAGCAAAATGGATCCGAAGCCTACTTGCCGACGGAATTGAGCCGACCCTAGTGATTCTGGGTTCTGGGACCGATCAGTGTGAATCAGAATGGATTGCGCTTTACCGCGCCTGCGGAGCGCCATTAACCAACGCCACTGACGGTGGCGAAGGTATAGCCAATCCGAATTTGGAACTCAGAAACAAACTATCACAAGCAAGAAAGAGATATTTGGAGTCCTCTGATTGCGTATACAAAACCCAGGCTTTCAAAGAAAAGATGTCGTTAGTATCTACGTCGGTACAATCGTCAACCGAGTACAGGACAAAAATGTCCGACATCCTAAAGAAAGCCAAATCATCTCCCGAAACAAGAGCTAAAATGTCGTTGGCAGCTAAAGCAGGTCTGTCTTCCCCGGAAACCAGAAGAAAACTATCCGAAGCTTCGAAAGCAGCATGGGCATCCCCTGAACTACGTTCCAAAAGGGCAATTATCAAGGGAGAACAACAACATTGTTCCAAACTTACCCGTGGACAAGTGCGTTTAATCAGAGAAATATATCCTATCGGAATAGTATCCCAGCGACAATTCGCAGCAGAAATGAGAGTACACCAGCGGGCAATAAGCAATGTTGTTAACCGACGCACTTGGAAGTGGGTCGATAACGAAGAGAAAGAAATATATACCCCATGAAGAAGACAGAATTCGTCCTGATCATGTATCGCGGTTCCCGCAAGGTCGGCCGCATCGTCCATCCCGACCGCACTGCCCTCGAAGAGCAGCAGCGCCAGTGGAACCAGAGCTGTGAAACCCACTCCAGCGTCATTGACAGCTATCAAGTCCTGGAGAACGAGCGCGTCGACAATATTCCACCCGGTCGACTGCTCACGCAAGCCACCACATAGTTTGACGAACGCCTCCACCCTCGGGTAAACTGCAAATGACCGGCTCCCTGCCGGTCATTTCCGCGTTTACGGAGAATTACCCTTGCAAAAATGGGAATACCTCATCGTCCGATACTCCAGCTATCATGGACAATGGATGGCCGATGGCGGCGCACCCAATCTTGGAAGCGAATATGAATTGTCAGCCATCCTCAACGAGTTGGGCCGAGAAGGCTGGGAGATGGTCAATGCCAATGGCATCAACAACATCTCCTGCATGGCATTCAAACGATTGTTGCCAACGCCGATTAGACAGGTCGTGGTTATCGGCGATGGCTGCAGCGATGAAGCGCCAACCAAGCCGCGCCGGGGACGACCCCCAAAGGGAAAATGATGGGATTATTCAACACCGGTAGTTTCAAACTTCATTCGGGCGAAATCTCCTGCTTCAAGATTGATTGTGATTACCTGTCGTTCTACGATTTGTGTGCCCTCGCTGTTGAGATCAAGCGCCGAACCGAACCTTATGGTTTCGTAGAAGGCGTCCCGAAGGGCGGCATTATACTGGCGGATATACTGCATTCAGGGGCCACCGGAAGAGATGAGGACGGATTACTCATCATTGATGATGTGTACACAACGGGTGCATCGATGGAAACCCTGCGGAGACATCGCCCGGCGCGCGGTTACGTTCTATTTGCTCGTCGCCCCATCACGCAACCCTGGATTAAATCCCTCTTCACAATGGAGGAGCCCTGATGATTTCTGCCGTTTTCTGCGAACTCTGTGAGCGGCCCAATGTTTATGCTTGCGGAAAGACGCACTTTGGAGGATATCGCTTCAACGTATGTTCCGACTGCAGAACCATTGTGTCGGAAATGCGAGGCAAGATCGCTCAATTGCCCGCGATCACTGAACCACCCAATCCCTCTTCTCTTGTGTTTTCGAATTTAGGCGGCATCCCGACCCAGAAGGTCGATATCCCCGCCGATCCAAACAAGACCGCATCCGTCGTCTCGGTACGCCCACAGCCCCTCTGGCTGCTCAAGGACGGGACCGAGCACGATCTGCGCGGCACTCCATGCCCGAAGTGCGGCAAGTTCGGAACCCTCGGACCCGCGAACGCCGACGGACGACCGGGTTGTCATGCCTGTCTCTGGCAAGTGTATCCGATTAGATGTGATGCCAAAGGAAACCAATGAAGCTTCTTCTTATCTGCCTTCTCACCGTATCGTTGTTGTTTCCCGCCCATTCGTTCGCACAGTCCACCCCTGCCGGGGCCTGCAACCAGCAAGGCACGACGACGACCACCGTTCTCTTCACCGACGCCAACGGGGTCAAGTGGAACCAGACCCGAACCGACACCTGGACCCTCACCTACGTTCAAGTGTCAGGGACGTCGCCGGCCGTCACGCCGCTTCCCACTCCTACCCCAACTCCTCCGGTCACGCCGCCAGTAACCCCACCAAGCGCCCCCACGACCTCAATCACGGGCTTCCAGACGCCTGCGGGCCAACCCCTCGCGCAGGTGTCTCCCGGCGACACCCTGGTCATCGTAGGGGCCGGCTTTGGCACTCCTGCAGTCGGCGGCAACCGGGTTCAGGTGAATGGGGTCGTCGCCGTCGTGAAGAGCTGGACCAACACGGCTGTCACCATTATCGTCCCCGCCGCCGTCGTCGGCTCTGGCCCCGCCTTCTTCCAGCTCTACGCGCAGCCAGCCAATAACTGGGTCCTCGTCGCTTCCGGCGCCGGGCCAGTTATTGCCGCCGCGCCAACCAACCCAGCCACTCCTTCCCCTTAAGAGGACTAAGTAAATGAAACCCTGTTATACAATCACCCCCAAAGGGAGTATGGTGCTTGACCTGACGGAAAGGCTGGAACGGATGCTTCAGGAGCAGCGAGAAGCCTTTTACTTATCATTAAAGGGGGTCGTTCAACGGTTGGAGCGAGGCGACACTGAATTCCAAGTCGCGTTTTTCCTAGCTGAGGCACTGGCAATCGTCGGCCTCGTTGCCTCTGGAGTGGCCGAAGACCAGCCATGATCTATGCCGTTCTCATCCGCCTCTGGATACGCGGCGTGGCGGGGTTGCTCTGGAGCGTGGACCGCTTCTTCGAGGGTATCAGTAACGCCGTAACCTGGTGCCTTTACCACTTCCTGTTCCGCTGGTTCCGCGGCGAGGAGTAGGTCAAGTACCGTCTCTGCCCAAAAAGGGCCGGTCAAGCGCGGCCTTGATGCTAGGTTTGTCAAAAGCATTGACCCGACGTCCATCCCCTGGTAAACTGACATCCGTCTGCAGGAGGAGGGACGGGTGTCGGGGGATCCACTGATGCTCGTCTGAGGCTCTTGCGGACCAGGGCGAGGGAGGGAGGGCGACTTGGACACCCTCCCGTCCCTCGCCAGCCGGTCTAACCTCGATGCTGCGACCCCGCGGACACCGGTAAGGTCCTGATCCTCAGACGACCATTCACCCAAGAAGTTCCCGGCACCTCCTCTGTACCACAGCTATTTGTACCGAGCATACACTCTAATACCGATTGGACCCAGCCCGATTTTCACGGTACAATACGCTGGAGGGGTACGACGATGCGCGACTTCTTAGACCTGTATCAAGACATCGACTCAAGCGGCAGCGGGGGCCAGTATGACACGACAATCTCCGCGACCAACAATACACCCATCGGCATGGCCGGGCCAAAAGGCAAGCCCCCTCAGTATAAGGGGAAGATCAAGAAAGGCGGAAGCAAGCCAGCGAAAGTCGGCAAGCCTGTTCTGCCGAAAAGCCCTCGGTCGCTGACCGATGACCCGGAGTATTCCAACCCGAGCGCGATGGGATAGGTAGAATGACAGAATCGGTGAACCCTGACGCTGCTCTCTTTGAAAAGTTACTGCAACGCCTCGATGATCTGATCGCTTCTGGGCGCGGCGACACCGACGAAGCGGACGACGTTTGCGACCAGATGCTCGATCCATGGCGACGGCTGACCAGTGCCGAAGTGTTAGCTATCGAGCAGCGAGAAGCTCGCCGCATAAGGAACGTGACCTTCTAATGAACGATAGCCAATCAACCAAACCAAACCCTTCGATCTTCTTTGTCCCTGGTGCCGCGCCCATCTCAGAAGATATAACGAGCAAACATTTCGAATCAGCCGAACACCCTCGCGAAGATATCTGGAGCCTTCTCTCCCGATCCATCACCGCCGAATGGTTGAAGAAAACGGGCATGACCCGCAGCGAACTGCTGCAGCAAGCGATGGAGACACCAACCGTCCCTTACGAGCCTGTTTGGGAGACGACGGAGTTGTTCTGTCCGAACTGCGGCGCGAAGGGCCTGCTCGTCGAAGAAGGTGTGGGCGACTATTACCAGGGGTCACAACATCGGTGCGAATCTTGCATGGAAACGTGTTACATCCAATGACACTGCGAGAACGACTAGAGAAGATACCGGGCGTCGTCGTCACCCGCGAAGAGACACGGACCATCACCTTCTTTGAAGTTCAGATCCCATGGACCACCGACCCTACCACCGAGTACGCCATCTATGATGCAGAGTTAGCGGCGTTCAACGAGGATCCGAATTACCACTTCGATGTGAGGGTCCTACGAGAACGTTAGACACGCAATGAAGCGATCATCTGGGTGGTTTAACCGGCTCATGAGTGGTTTTGACGATCCGTTCTGGATCGGCGTCGCCTCTGTCCTTGATCTGGGCGGCGCCTTGCACCAATCCCGTCTGGAGAAGATACTCCAGCAAAACAACGAAGAAGCCCTGCGATCCGGTTGGGAAGACGTCGGCGACGCCATCCGTTCTGTTCTACCAGGAGACGACAATGTTTACCCGCCTCAAGGTCCCGAAAGATGAAGAAAAAGAAAGACAAGAGCAGGCCCGCATCGACCGCCTGATCGAGAGCGCCATCCACCTCTTCGAGGCCGCAGTAGTGCGCCACGATGCGGCAATGGAGGCAGGTCACGATGATCAGGCCGATAGTTTCAGCGAGACCGCAGCATACTGGTTCGGGGCGATTACGGGGAGAACTGGATGACTGACCTCGACAAGTTGAAGCTATATCATTACCGAGCTTCACAGGCCCTTCGAGAAGCCGCCCAAGCGATAAACGATGGAGATTACAAACTCGCATCGAATTGTCTGTTTTCAGCGACAAACCACTGTGTGGAAGCAGGAATGAACGCTGTGCGCCTGATAACCGCCGAACGCGACGAATTGGCCAACAAACTGAAGTTCGCCCTAGACAACCGGAGATGACCTAATGGGCCACACATACGATTCCCTTTACGTTCAGGATGATGCCGGCGACGTCGGTTTCAGCGCATCTCCACGCTCCGAAGCAGCCATCGACGTCGCAAACGACAAGGCCAAACCGATTGCCTACTCGGGCCGCATTCGCAAAGGCGGATCAAAACCCAAGAAAGGCAAAGACAAGGCGCGGGCCATGGAGGGCCAAATCGCCATGAACAAGATCGGCGGTCGCACGGACGGTGGCGACGGCCGCGTTCCCGAAGTC